CGGAACGACGTGGTTTTACAAGGTCCCTTACCTTGGTCAAGAAATTTTTGGAGGGATGAGAAATGGGCAACCTTACTATCGCCCTGCAATGGTGGAGGATTGCCGGATTTACCCCAATCTCCGGCTCATTATATCTTCCGGTGGACTCGACAGGCCGATGTACGACGGCACTTCATTCGATTGGGATTCCAAGATTCCGATCATCCAGTACACGGTAGACGACTGGGCGTGGGAAGCGCTTGGACGCTCGCTTGTTGGGAACGTGGCGTCGATTGAGTCGACGATCCGCAAGCACGAGCGCCTCTTCGATCAGGTTCTCTCGGCTAGGCTCAATCCGCCGATGGGCTACGACTTGGACAGCACTGGTGGACCGAAGGTCGAACACTTCGACATCTTCGAGCCCGACGTGCGCCTCGGATTGGCGGGCGGCGAGCCGAGTAAAACATTCCAGTCGATCCTTCCAAAAGAGGTTGATGTAGGCGCAGAGAATCGCGAATTTTTGAAGTACCTCGGCGATAAGGAACTCGCGCAACTTGGCCTCAATGACGTTGGAAACTTGGCCAACATCAAGCTGAACATCGCCAACGAAACAGCCGACAAGATGCTGGAGTCGATTGGTCCCATCGCGAAGGGAATCGCGATGAGAATCGAGAAGGCCAACAAGCGCGTTGGCGAAAGACTCAAGTTCCTTATCCCGCAGTGGTTCGATGCGGCGAGGCTCATCGATTACGTCGGACAAGACAATATCGCCAAGGAAATGTTTGACTACGATCCGAGCCAGATGGTTCCAAGCCACTTACCGGATGAATTCATCAGCGGTCTCTATCCGGAGACAAAGTCTCGCTATGACTTGACAACCAGAGCAAAGTTCTTCGTCAAGAAGCTGAGGCTCATATCTGTACCGAGCATGTTGCTGAAGATCACGGCCATGCAGGAGCAACTGAAGTTCCTGCAATTAAAGCGGTCTCCAGATTGCCCGATCAGTTGGGACACGGTATTCAAGAAGCTCGACATTGCCAATCCAAAAGAAGAGATGCAAAAGTATTTCAAGGAGCAGTTAGAGCTTACGAAGATGAAGCTTCTAGCGGCGGCTCTCGCTCAGCAAGAAATGAAGAAGCTTGGTCTGCAACCTCCAGAAGAAGGCGGAGGCGCTGGCGGAGGCAAGGGTGGTGGCGGCAAGGGAGGAGGCGGTGGAGGTGGAGCACCACACGCCGGAGGCCGTCCACCTTCAGGTCAGCGTGGGCCGAGGCTCGCGCAAAAAGGCGGAGCAGGCGGTGAGGCGAGAACGGTTGTGAAGGAATCGAGTTAGGGATACAAGGAGATTGGATGACGATCAAGGTCAAAGTTCAAAGGGATTACTTGAAAACTGAGGTTTCGTTGGACCTTCCGGCAAGTGTGTCGGAAGCAGACGAAATCATGCGGACGATGGAGAGCAACGGCAAGATGGTTGTTCTCTACAATGGCGGTCACGTTGCTGGAATAAACTTGGAGCAGAATACGAAGCTGAACGAGACGCAGTCCGAAAAAGTTCGCCATTTAATTGCGATCAAGGATGAGATTCTGTAGCGCATGGACGCGCTCGGAAAGCGCAGTTACAAGAAACTCTTAGACTTATCTAAAAATTTTGCTTGACAAGAATTTGGATAGGGTCTAAGTTACGGAATTGAATCATAGCGCGTGCCCCCCTCCTTTGGGAACAAGCGGCGGCTAGAGCGAAACGGCTCAGCCGCCGCTTTCGTTTGCAACCAACTTCAAACCACAAAGGAGAATCACCATGAAGCATCGCGTATCGCTCAAGGGAGCACACGTCAAGAAGGCCAAGGGCGGCAAGCGTCGCAGCAAGCGCCACAGCAAGAAGTCAGCCCTCAAGGCTTAATCCGGTAGCCAACCTCTGAACGGGAGTTAGAAGCACATGGCTACGACAGGAATGCCTTCGCCAGATCAGCAGAGTCCGAGCGCCGCTCCACCCTCACCGGGTGGCGGCGCTTCGGCTCAGGTGCCATCGTCAGGCGGCTCCCAGTCAGGAGCACCGTCCCAAAATCCTGCCAATCAAATCCAACAACTGCTAGGCAACTGGAGTAACGTCGCGCAGCAAGTCGCGCAAGCGTACCCGCAAATCGCTTCGCAGATGAACAAGATCGTTCAGGCGATAGGCGAAGCACAGACTGCGATGGTCACGCCTTCACAGCCGACGCCTAGCGCACAGCAACCAATGATGGGCTAACAAAATCCGGGAAAACGGTGAATCTGAAAGTGAAATTTCCAAAGCCAACACGGGAGCCGAGCGAGATCGATTGGGCGAGACTATCCGCCTTCATCGACGGAGAAGGTTCGATAACGATCGACAACAAGATGCACCCAAGCGGGAAAAGACTAACGTACCTGAAATTGGCCGTCTACAATTCCGATCCCCGTCTCCCGGAGTGGCTCCGCGAGAGATTTGGAGGAGCGATTTATTTAGTAGATCGCGGCGGACAAAACTGGGCGAAATCTTATGCATGGCAGGTCTCAGCCGCACTCGCAGCTTCGATATTGACAAATTGCCTTAATTTTTTTGTTATCAAGCGCGAGCAGGCAGAGATTGGGTTGGCTCACCAAAGATTGGTTTTTAGGCCGGGAATCAAGGGCCACGATCCAAAGAATTACGAGCATCGGTTGGAACTGAGAGATCAACTCTCAATGCTCAAAACACCCACTTCTCGTCGGAAGGACCTGCGGGAACAGCCAACAATTCAATAAACCGGGAGATATTGACTATGAAGACTTTAGGACAAGTTCTTTTACAAAGTGGCTGGACGCAGGAGCAGATAGACGCTCTTGATTCGAAAGCTGTCAACGGACTCAATACCGTTCTGACCACGGCATCTCAAGCAGAGGCGACCGCGATTCAGAAAGAGCAAGAAGCGACGGCGGCGGCGGCAAAGGCCGAAGCTGATCGCAAAGCCGCTGAAGATTCGGCGGCGGCGGCAAAGGCCGCACAGGACGCGGCAGAACTTTCCAAGCGCAGCGTCGACGAATTTTGGCACAACACCTACAATCCCGGCATCGCGCAGTGGGAGAAGGAACGCAACGAGTTGACGAAGAAGGCCACGGACGCAGCAGCCGAAGCGGCGTTCTATAAGACACAGAGAGAAGGCTACCTGAAGGAGTTCAAGATCGATCCGTCAAGCGCGCCGACCTTCGTTGCCCCGACCCCGGACCCAAAGAACCCTGCCAGTCCGCCGACACCCGGCACTCCTCAGTTTGTCGACCCGAACGTGGTAGTCAGCCGCGTCGGTGACGGCATGAACGAACTTCTGAACATCCAGTGGAAGTACCAGTCGCTCTACGGCGGCGCACCGCTTCCAATGGCCCCGAGCGAACTCATCACGCAGGCGACGGCTTTAAAACTGAGCCCGATGGAGTACGCGTCGAGGACGTTCAAGTTCGCCGAGAAGGAAGAGGCGGCACGCCAAGCAGCGGCCAAGGCCCACGACGATCAGGTCGCGGCGACGGCGACAGCGGCCAAGGACGAAGCGCACAAGCTGGAGCTTCAGAAACTTCAGGACGAGTTCAACGCGAAGGAACGGCTCCGCGCCGAACAAGCTGGAAGCAATGGCGATGTGAAGTTGCCTCCGGGATCATCGAAGTTCGCCGATTTACGGCGTGCGACGAGTGCTGGCGAGCGGCCCGATCCGACGAAGTTGACCCAACAACAGCGCAGAGAGTTGACGCTCAACAACATCCACAAGGCTGTCGAAGAGCGCGAGCAAGCAGTAGCGTAAGAAGTTCGATTGAAATAACGGCCTAACAAGCCAAAAGGAAACCAAAATGCCAACGACACCGACCGATCCTCTCTTCAACGAAATTGATTCTTCGAACTTGGAGAGCGTCCGCAAGGAAGTAGTCTGGAATAACTTCTTCGTCGGAACTCCGTTCCTCGAAGAGCTACGCCGTGCGGGAGTAGCCGATCCGTACCTTGGCGGCGCTGGCATGACCGAGCCCTTCCTCTACGGTCGTCCGCAGGGAGCAGGCGTCAATCCGGGTCAGACGATCACGGTAACGCGCCAGCAGATCACCGACAAGCTGAAGTTCTACGAGAAGGGGTACGCGTCTTGGTTCCCGATGGACGACTGGGAAATGGACGACGGCTCCGGCACGGGCGGCGTCATCAACTCCGGTCCCTCGCGCATTTTCGATCTGTATGCGATCTTCATGGAAGCTCTCGTGATGCAGATCAACACCATGCTCGAAATGGACTCGTTCCGCCACGGGCAGCAATCTTCATCGACCGTTCAGGACAACCGCTACAAGGTGTCGAACGGCTTGGACGAGGCCCTCAACAACGGCATCGACACGTCGCTGTACGGCAACCGCTACACCTCTTACGGCCAGCAGGCTCGTAACGGCGCGGTTGGCGTTGCGATCAACACGACGCCGCTCTACCTCGGCCAGCAGGTTACGACCGGAACGGCGGCAGCGCCGTCAACGAGCAACCCCGGCCAGATCAACTTCGGTTCGTTGATCCAGCTTTGGTCGCAGTGCAAGGTCACGGGCGGACAGCCGAAGTTGGGCATCACGAACGTCTTCGGCTTCAAGGCCATCGCGATTGCGCTCGATGCATACCGGCGCGATATTTCGAACACGAAGCACGACATCACGTGGGACGCGCTCGAATTCAACGGGACGCAGATTTACTCCGATCCCCTCGCACCATCCGCTACAGCGCAGTACTACATCCCGCTCAGCGGCAACGCAGGGGCTTCCGGCAACACGTCCTTGGTCGACGGCGTGGGATCAAACACCACGACGATTGCTTACACGACTCCGCAGTTCTTCAGCACCACAGGCGCACCTTCGCTTCTGTCGCCGACGAACTCTGGTTTGCCATCGAACTCGATCATCCAGCCGTCCGAGGCCGTCTACTTCCTGACGCCGAGCACGTTCAAGCTCAGGACCACGGACAAGCCGGGATGGAACTTCGGCGTGCGCAGGACGAGCCAGTGGAACAACGTGAGCGTCGACACGATCTTCATGCGGTTGGCAACGAACCTGTACTGTAACCAACCACGTCAGAACGCATATGCCTTCGGCTTCACCGCCATCGGCTAAGACTGAGCGAAGCAGTTTTTGATTGACGGAACGAAGTAGTCAAGGAGAAACAAAATGCCATTTCAGCCAGCACTTCCTACATGGCTTGCTCTGAACAACGTGAACAACTCGTCGCCCTCCGGCATGACCGATCCCATGACGGGATTCCCATACGAAGGCGGCGGGCTGAATCTCGGCGATTACTTCGACCTGACCAACGAGGAAGCTGCAACCGCCTACACGACGAACGGCATTCTCTACAATGGGCGCTACCGTTTCGTGCAAGTTGACTCGGGCGCGACCGCCGCAAACGTGAAGACGGGAACAGTCGGCTATGTGCGCTCTGGATCGACGGTCAAGTCGGTCATCGTCCTGACCCAAGGAACCGGCCAGACGGTCGGCACCTACCAAGTAGCGGCGACCGTTGGAAGCGGCGGTGGACAGGGAGCAATCATCCAAGTCATCGTCACTTCTCCCACAGCGATTTCTGTCTCTGTGCTCAACGCAGGATTCGGATACGTCTCCCCGCCGACTTTCACCTTGGCGACGGGCGGAACTCCGGGTACCGTGGTCGCACAGTTGGGTCTCGGCCAGAACGTGGTCACGAGCGCGGACATCGCGTTGACCCCTTCAGGGACAAACGCTGGCATCGGTCCGGTTCATCCTGTGATCTTCCTGAACTCCATCACTCCGGGCAATTACGGCTTCGTTCAGGAGAGCGGTGTGGCGACGGTTCTCGCAGCCTCTGGAGACACGCAGGCGCAAAGCCAGAACGCTCTTCCGTCCACGAGTTCGGCAGGCGAGATGGTCGCGTCATCGGCGAGCTACAGCATTCTCAATCTCGGTATCGTCATCGATCCGGTGACTGCACCGCTGGCTCACACTCCGTTCAAGATTCAGATGACAACGCCAATCTTCCAAGACTAAATGCAGGGGAGAAGAGGAAGAAACGATGATTCTCAATACGCTTACTCCAGTCTATTACCCGAACTGGATCGGGAACCGGCAGGTTTATGTGGGAACGGGGACCGGACCGGCGTCCTACAACGCCACGAATGGTGATCCATTGTCGGTTAACTTCACGCCGTTCTTCGTCGATTCTGTCCTCGGCCCCTGCATTTCCGTGAGCGGGAACTACATTGTGTTCCCTCAGATTTCGGTATCCGGCAAAGGTGGAAGCTGGATTCTCTACTGGTACGCTTTCAACAAAGCCACTGGAGCGTTGACCACCGCATCAGCAGCCAATCTTGCGGCGGAAGTCGTTCAGTTGGGTGTTGTCGGCGGTCCGTAAACGACTTTTCACAAGGTCTGCTAGACCCCTCCCGGTTGCAGACTATCAAGCGCCTCCCTGCGGAACCCAATCGCCGTTGGGAGGCGTTTTTACTAAGGAGAAGAGGACATGAAGAAGATCAAGATTCGCAATCGCAAGGGCGTCGAGCATCGTTACGCGAAGCACGCGGTTTCCACGAACGCGCACAAGAAGGGGAACCTGAAGCTGACGGTCGCGAAGGCTAAGGGCGGCAAGAAGCACAGGAAGGGTTCGCACAAGACCCTGCTGACGTAAGCCGGAGCCGAAAATGGCGAAGCCCAAGGCAAGTTCGAAGCACCTGCTTATCGGCGCGGGCACCAAGTCGCTTGGCAGACCAGATGTCGTGTTCCCGAAAGGCCGCATGAGCCGGAAAAGCGGGAACGGCAAGACAACTTCGCGCAAGAAGCGTGTTTCGGGGAAATAGGCACATGGCGACCACTGGACGCATTCTTCCGAAGGCTCCAAAGGACAGAATCCCGCCTCCAGCAGGCAAGGATGATCGCTTCTTGGAGAAGATCGGGCCGCGAAATACTCGCTACAACGAGACGGTACGAGCGAACAACAAACGCGTCAAGCGTGGGCAACTCAAATCTATCAAGAAATTCCCGCGCGGCAAGGCGGGCGACAAGATTTGGAAAGCCAAAAAGCGTGTGGCGGGGAAGTAGGAGTGGAGTGTGGGGAGTGTCAGTCGTAATCGGAGCGCGGAAAATTGGTGCAAGCAAAGTCGCCGAACAATTCGATGGCCTTGCGGTCGTAGGCTCGCGCTGCGTCAATCGGATCATCAAAATACCCAGCATGGTATTTCTTCCCATTAACGAGAAGCTGAGCCCTCCATCGATTGTTCCAAACCACACCTTTATATCCAGACGTATTGTGTTTTCTCTTCTCACAGTTCCCGCCATTTTGGGAAACTGTGGATGGACGCAAATTGCTCTTCACGTTATTCAGAGTATTGCGGTCTGCATGGTCATTTATCTTTCCATTGCTCATGACTTCGTTCTGCATGGCGATCATACGTCTTGGCGGTCCATCCTTGACTTTGCTGTAGCGGCGGGCATAGTAGGAACGTGTGTACTTATTCCAAGTCGCCATCCAATTATTAGCGCTAATTCTCTCGTACTCAGAGGCATCAACTCTGGCCGTTTTACCTTTTGTGAGGGGAATGAGTTTGATAGACTGATCGAGCGGCTGCTCAACAGGGTGACGTTTCACTCTGGGCTCCATAGTCTCTCCGTGAAAGAGATTGTGCAGCAGAGAGCCGCACTGATTTCTGATTTTACCATGATCGGAGGCAGTTAAATGGCCTTCGTGAACATGGTGCAAGAGATGCTTGGAGTGCCGGGAATGAATCGCGGGCTTGCCGCGACAAGGATTAACGAGGCATTTCAGAAAATACAAAATGAGAACGTTTTTTCCTTCCAGTGCATCACCGGAGGATGGTTAACCGCTAATCTTCTCGGGGGACCAACCTCCCAAAACTCGTTCCTGAGCCCCGGCACGATCACGGTCAATCCATTCAGCACAACCATCACCGCCGACGTGGCCGCGACGATGGCGTGGGTCGCGCCAATCCCCTATCCTCCGTTCCTCACCCAGCAGCAGATCAGGTGCCCAAACTACTCGCTCTACAACATCATCGCTTTGGGGAACAACGGGACGGTCGCATACGTCACGACGCTCACTCCGGGCTCGGGACAGACGCCGGGAACCTACACCGTGCCGATCACAGACCTTAGCGGCGGCGGCGCGGCAGCGACCGTCATCATCACCGTCGACGCGAGCGGGGCGGTTACGCTTCCGACGATTGTCAATGCTGTGGGAAGCAACTACCAGACCCCATCGATCACGTTCGCCGAGGGAGGAACTCCGGCCACGTTCTCGGTCACGCTGATCGCGACGATCACGATTGACCGGCCTTGGATGGAGCCTCCGCAATTCAACGGCCCGTATGCGATCTACCAAGCCTACTATCCAGCGCCGCCGAACTTTAAGCGCTGGTTCAACATTAGGGACACAACCAACGACGAGGCGATGAACTGGTGGGATTACACGCAGATTGATCTTTCGGAAGAGGACCCACAGCGCGAGATATTCGACCAGCCTGAGTACGTTGTTCCGTTTCAGATCGACAACAGGCCGGGGAGCCCGACGCTCGGCCAGATGCTTTTCGAGTTGTGGCCGCATCCGATTACCCAGTTGCCTTACACGTTCGCGTGCCAAGCCAATTGGCCTGCGCTAACGGCTCCTACCGATACTCTTCCGTACCCTCTCACCGAAGAGCTTGTGAAGGAGAGAGCTTACGAGATGGTGTCGCTGTGGAAGGAATCTCAGAAGGGCGACGACATGGAGCGCGGCTCCGGAGCAAACTGGCAATTCCTTGTTCAGGCTCATCACGAGGAGTACAAGGACTTGCTGAGACAGATCAGGATTATGGACCGGCACTTGATGGAGTTGTACTTCACAAAGGCCGGAATGAGCGTACCGTTCAACGCAGGCGAGCCGTTCACGAACACAAACGGCAGCGCTAACGTGGGCATGTGGTAATTTTATGACGATTCGCAAAAGCAAATTCGCCATGCTGTTCGCGTTCGGCCTCGACGCGCCGATCTATGGCTTTTTGTTTGTCATCTTCTTTATACTGTCCAAGATAAGTGCGTTTACCATTAGTGTTTATGTACACAATCCAGACCTGATCTCGTTCGCGCCAAGAAACTCCAGCGTGGCCGCTGTTTGTGTTCTTGTAGACGCCGCGATTTTGGCGGTTGCCGTTTTGATTGGTCACACGAAGATTGATTCTGCGGTTGTTAAGAGTATCGCCATCCCAGTGGTCTACCTGCACATTTGGATCGGTTATGCCAAGAATGTATCGGTGCATTCCCGTTCCACCATGCGTGCCTCTGGCATAAAAGCATTTCGTGTGATCGTCCCAGAGAGCAACCCAGTTTTTTATCATCAACCTTTCGTAGTCGGTTGCATCGACAACGGTTGTCTTGCCTCTAGTCAGCGCGATTATTTTGATAGACTGATCGTGCGGTTGGACAACAGGCTCTCGCTGGACGCAGTATTTGGCGGGACGCTTGGCCATGATTCCACCTCGAATGGAATTGCGGTGTTCGACCGCTTTTCCATTCTACCGCAGCTTGAAGGAGGTTTTTAGTGCCCACATATCCCGGACCCGGTTTAGCAACGCTTCTTCGTGTCAACCGCCAAGGATTCTTGTGGAACGTGGAAACGGTTCCTGCGGGGACCTTTCCGGGTTCGCTGAGTCAGGGGTTTTTGCTGGAACGTCTCGACAATGCTTTCTACCCGTGGGGAGCTTCGTTTGAAGTGATCTTCTCAGCAAATCCCGGAACCTTCGAAGTAGATATTTTAGGTGCCAACATTGACGCGGCACCGAACTACATCCAACTGGCAAGCATCAAGAGCACGGGGTCTACTGGCCAAACCGGAACAAATGGATTTGTCTGGCGCTACGACATGGCGAGCAATCTATGGCCAAAGTATGTCGCGGGGTGGATGGCCAGCTTAACCAATGCAGTTAACGTAACACTGATGGTAACTAGGTAACACAGGAGGAATCAAATGGCTATTGGCATTAACAATGTGACATCAACGGTTAACTCGATAACCATGAACATAGCTGGAGATGGCACAAGCACATCGATGTCGTTCGATCTCAAGAAGGCTCCATTCAATCTTGTATTCAATGACAACCCTCCAGTAGCGGTGGTAAACGATCTCGGTATTGGCGGCAGTTCCGTCAGCATTTCCGGAACAATTGTCGTTGTGACGTTCTCTTCTGCTCCGGGTAATGTCAACAATTGCACCATCTTCTTGACCTACATCGGCCTGAGTTAGAACATTGGCCGCGTGGATGAAGTCTATCGGGAACGCTGTTTTGGTAACACTCACCGTAAGGAGGTAACATGAAGCGCCTGATTTTCCTACTGACGTTGCTCGCTCCAGTCTCGGTGCTCGCTCAGGCCACGGGATCGATTCAGGGATACTGCGACCTTGGTGGAAGGCAAGCCACAATCGCCGGACTCAACTCATCCAATTATCTTCAAGGGGTGATTCCACACTGTCTGGTCAGCGTTTACCTCACGGACTCCCAGACTCTCGCGACGATCTACAAGGACGGAAGCAACACACCGCTTACGAACCCGTTCAAAGCAACGACCATCTCTTCGACACAGACCGGGCACTGGCTCTTCTATGCGGCGCAGGGACAAGGGTACGACGTTCAATTGAGCGGCGGTGATCCACCTCTCGTATTCCCATCCCCGGTTGTGGCGGCTGTTGATGTATTTGCGAGTGGCGGTACCGGAAGCGGAGGCTCATGCTCACCGAACATCATCTCCGCTGGATGCACAGGTGGAACCTCAGCGCCAGCCGCACAAGCCAACATTCTCGGAAATCCAGCGGCGGGTCTCTACGCCATCAATTGCACCAGCAGTTCTGACTGTCAGCCGTCTATTCTCTCCTCCGCTTTCTTCTACCAGACCGTCCAAGCGAACACCGTTTCCCTCACGCAAGAGGCTAGGCTGAATCTCAAGTCCGGTTCCAACTCCACGGTAAGCTGCGTGGATAATCCCGGAAATAATTCGACTGACTGCACGATTAGCTCAACTGGTGGAAGCAGCGTCACTTGGCCTACATCGGGAGACTTAGTGATTTCTAACGGAACGAATACACCTACTGGCCTTCCCCCTCAACTGAACCTTTGTCTCGGCGGCGTCGCGGGGCCGGTATTCGGGGATATGCCGTGCGTGTCATCGCTGACGACTACGGGGTCGAGTGGCGCGGCTGCCTTTAACACGGTGACCGGCGCGCTCAACATCCCGGTCTATTCGAGTGGCGGTGGCGGAGGATTTACACCGGCTAATGGAATCTTTGCCGGAGACAGCGTCAACGATGACGACGGCAACGTGATCGAGCCGACGTTCGCCTTGACGGGATTCACCTGCACGGGCGTCACATGCACGGTGACAAACAGCGGGACGAACAACCTGGCCGCTGGCGATTGGGTCAACATGCGTTTCTCGAGCGCGTGGACTTCGACCTTCTCAGCACCGACCGACATCAGCTATTCGACCGGATACACGCTTTTCAAGGTACTCTCATCCGGCTTAAGTTCTACGCAGTTTGAGTTTAGTTTTGCCAGCAGCGGCACCTGCGCCTCAACCTGCGGCGTCGCAGCCAAGGCCACATATAACCTGCCTTTCAACACGGCGAATCTGGCCGGGCTCAGTGGCAAACTGACGCCCTATGTGGTGATCCCGAATCCTGTCACCGAGCAGGCGCTCAACACCTATTACTCGACAATCCTGCACCCACTGAGCGAGGCAGTGACCGGCCAGCCGACCTACTTCATCTTCGGGCAGTTAGAAAACGATGCCTTTGCGAACGGTTGCACTTCGGCTGCAACGATCGAGGCGGCGCTTAACTCCCTATGGGCGCAGGTACATGCCGACAGCAGCTCTGTGGTGGTCTGGAGCACGAACGCCGTCAACCTCGGGCAGACCGGCCTCGGAATCTGCTCCTCCGGCTACCAGACCCTGATCGCGCTGGAACAATGGCTGCCTCTTCAAGGGAAGAGCGCGGCGAATCAGGCCAGCGGCCAGTATTGGGATGGTTTCGTTGATGTGGCTCGTGTGGTCAACGATCCGGGAAACTCATCGCTCGTTGCCGGGAACGGCGGATTCGGCCCAGGCGGCGTGAACCTGGCAGCGGCAAAGATTGCGAATGTGCTGCTCTCCGGCGTGAGTGACCCACTGGACAAGCGGAGCGACTATTTTGGTTCGGCACCCGGAGTCGCGGGGGTAGGTAACGGCTTCATGCAGATTCCCACTTACGATTCTGTTTACACCTATCAGTGGTTTTCCGCTTCATCGGGAAGCACTCTCGGCTCGCAGATCATGTCTTTGGGAACGCTATTCGGTTACCAACACCTGACTGTCAATTCAGATTCTCCAAGTACCTTCAACAGCACTAGTCAAAACAGCGGAAATCATTATCCTTCTACGGCGGCGGTGCAGGAGCCTAGCAGTTCGAGCACGGCTTTTAACTACCCCATTTTTGGCGTGTTAGGCCCGAATATGCCAACGGGCTATTCGATAAAGGAAGACCTCGGAAGAGATAATGCAACGAACGATGTGTTGAGAATGCAATTTTATTATGCCGGTGCGGGCTCAGCTTCTAACTATGCGATTTTCGGATTGTATGGGGCAAACGGTTTATCGATTGATGGCAACGGAAATGTTGTCATTCAAGGGCTTTCTCCTTCGACAAGCCCCATATGCCCACACGGAACGGGCGGCGCGTTGACAACCAGCGGCTGTGCTAGCGGTAGCTCGGGCCTCTCGGGCATGACAGCGACTCAGGTTGGTGTCGCTGGGTCATCCAGCACGATCACCAGCAGCAAGGCTATTGCGGGTACTGGAGCGGGGCTGGCATCGGGACCAACTTCTGCAACTGTGGCAGGAGATGTAGTGACCTACGTGGACACGGCTGGCACACAGCAGGATAGCAGCACGCTCCTCTCATCGCTGGCTCCGAAGGCCAGTCCGACCTTCACAGGAACGCCAGCGGCCCCTACTGCGACGGGGGGCACGAACACGACGCAGCTTGCTACCACGGCTTTCGTGCAGGCGGCTATTGCGGCGGCTGGGACGGGCGCAGGCATCGTCACCTATTCGGGACCGGCGCTGACTTTTACCGGGACGTTGTACTTCCCTATCGGCGGCGGCGGCTTGTCGAGTGCGACCGAGACGAATGTGGATATCGATTCACCGGCAGCGGTCACCATTCAGAACATGACGGTGCAATTGAGCACCGCCCCGGGCGTTGGAAATTCGATTGCTTTCACTTGGCGCAAGAATGCTTCGAGCCAAACGCTCACCTGTACGATCAGCGGAGCATCGGCTACTTCATGCTCAGACACGACGCACAGCTTTACGACGGCATCGCTCGATTTGCTGGATATTCAAGTTGTCACGACCGGGACCGTCGTTGGCACGCCAACTGTGGTTATGGCTGCGCAGGTTGGCGTTGCGGCCACCACGACGACTGCTTTTTCTGCCATCTCCAGCGGGACCAATACGAGTGCTGCGATGGCCGTTGGTTCGGGAGCCAGCTTAGCTCCGAGCGGCACGGGGACAGTCAGCGCAAACCAACTGAATGGCGTCCCTTTCTGCACCGGCTTTACACCGACGACGGGGCAGAATTTGCAGTACACGACCGCAAGCACCCCGAATCCTTGCTATACGGCGGCTGCTGGAGGAGGATCAACTGTAGTAGCCGCGCCGCCATACATCGAAATTGGCTCGACATTCTACGACCCCGATATGTTTGCTGTGACAAAACCAGTGATATGCGCTTCTCAGGTTTTCATTGGCACAGGGCCGACTTGCACAAACGGAACGAACGGGAATGTCGTTCTTAGCTCTACTGCGGCGACTACAAATTATTGGTCGAAAATTTCATTGAGCAGTTCTATCGATATTGATTTCAGGCAACTGTGCGCCGCTGTTGGCACGAATAATTGCAATGGAGGAATCTGGATTCACGACAACACAAATGGGTTAGTGTGGTCACTGAGTTGGCAGCAGGGAAATGCCTCTCTCTCTACAGCAACGCTCCAAATCGGAGAATATAACTGTACAAGCACTTGCCCCGGATCGGTTGCCCCATCTTTTGTGAGTAGTGTTGTTTATCAGGGCGCGGAGTGGTTTGGATCAAGTATTCATTTGAAGCTGTCTGTTTCAGGGACGATTCTCTCATATCTGGTTTCGACTGACGGAGGCGCTACCTATCAGACGATAGGAACTCAGACAGTCGGCACAATTGATTTTGGGGGGATTGCTTTCTATAGCGGATTAGGGACCATTGCAGAGATAAATCTGCTTAGCACGAGCGTCATCTGACAAATAAGGAGACACATGAAACGCATTTTCGCGGCACTCTCGGTTCTGGCTCTTGCGGCCCCGCTTGCCGTGTGCCAGGCGAAGGTGACGACGTGCGAAGTGAATCTGACGTGGGATGCGCCGCTAAGTTCTCCTGATCCCGTTTCCAGTTATGACGCCTTCCGCGCTCCAAGCGGAGGAACTTCATATCAGCAACTCAATACAACAGCGATCACGTCAACTACCTATAGCGATCTGACAGTTCAAGCATCTACCTACGACTACATTGTCGAGAGTGTCGATGCGAGTGGAGTGACAAGCGCGCCTTCGAACGTGGCTAGTGTCGTAGTTCCAGCCTTACCGCCATCACCGTCTAAACCAACCGTAAAGTTCAACCCGTAGGGAGGAGTTCTATGAAGTCGATAAATCTGAAGTTCGCATCATTGCTGATTTTGCTTTTCGCAGCCGCTGGCTGTAAGCCACAGGCCCCGGTCTCGCCACCGCCATCGGCAACTGTAAATTGGACTGCTCTCCCATGCCCGACTGGATATAGCTGCGGCTACATCGTCAGTTCGGCCACATGCACGAGCGCCACAGTATGCCCAACACCATCCAGCAGTGGACCGTACACGCCAAAACAGACGGCGAGTTCCCCGCTCACCACAAACACGTACACCGACACAGCGCCACCGACCGGAGTATACGAAGCCTACACGGTACAGTTTGTGGAGACGCCAACTGGAGGACAACCAGCAACCGGAGCACCTTCTCCTGCGTCAGCACCCGTGTTGATTGCGCTCTATCCGGGCACGCCGGGACAGCCTTCGGTAACATCTGTGGCCGAGCTTGCACCTCCGCTTTTTCCAGACGCTTCGGAACAGCAAGTCGCAAGCAACTCGATTCCTGTTGCGGTACGTCCAACAGTTAAGATTTCATACCCACGTCTGTAAGTTGAACGCGATCTATAATTACGTTCGAGAAAGGTAAGAAAGTGGGCACGACAAGCGAGGCAATCGTGGCAGAACCTAAAACAAATAGCGAAGGAATGGCTGAGTGGATGAAGTGGGGCATATCCGCGCTCGTTTCAGCCCTCACCACGACTGCTCTGGGAGCGTGGTATATGTCAGCCACGCTCACCACTATAAACGACCATCTGGATCGCCTCGACAGCGGAGAGAAGGCAATCATGGAGCAACATGCGGCGCTCTCGGACCAGATTTATACGATCAACGAGGAGCAGAATATCGTGATCACACTGCTGCATGATGAGCATACAAGCAGGATTCCGCTTCCGAGTCCTTCGAAGCACGATGGGTTTTCCGACCGTTAGGAAAGGTGAAAGAGATGGGAAACTGGATTCAGCTACTTGCTCAATTGGTCGCCAGCATCCTTGAACGCGCATTTGGAACCAAACCAAATACCTTGCTGACAATCACAGGGATCATAGGTGGCGTCGCTGCCATTTTAGCGGCGCTTCCAAGTTCGGTGATTCCGGCCAAGTACCAACCATACCTCATAAGCGCCGCTGGGTTTTTCTCCGTCTTGGCTGGCGTGCTCGGCTACGGGAAGGGCACCACGCCGCCTCCACTCGCGCCGCCGTTGAACCAGACGAACGTGAAGCCGCTGTCGCCGCGATTCAACTGTCATCCATACGTGAAGCGCCTTGCCGCTGGAGTCCCGACCGCGTCTGGTGCGTGGGAAGTTGATGACCTTTGCGCTGCCTACGAGTGGCCGACCGGTCTGAAAGGGGGAGGAACCATCGGGATCGTGGAGCTTGGCGGCGGGTGGGTGCAATCGGACATTGACGCCTACTTCCAGTCCATCGACCAGCCATCGCCATCTCTGACAGATGTGTCGGTCGATGGAACGAAGAATTCTCCGGGTAACGACAATGATATGGAGGTTGCTCTCGATATTGAGGTCGCGGGTGCCGCCTACTTCGTGGCCACCGGCAAGCCAGCCACCATTCGCGTGTACTGGTCACAGGACATTGCTTCGGCGGTCGCCAAGGCTTCCAAGGATGGCTGCGCCGTTTGCTCTATCTCGTGGGGCGCTGACGAAGCCGCATGGGGATCGGAAGCTTGCAAGCAAATGGATGCTGCAGCAAAGGCCGCGACCGATGCCGGGATGGTAGTGTTTGCCGCTTCCGGAGACAATGATTCAAGCGACGGCGGTCGCAATGCCGCCAACGTGGATTGCCCAGCGTCATGCCCGCACGTGGTGGGATGCGGCGGCACGTCGAAGACAGCAAGCAGCGAGACGGTTTGGAATAACAACCCCGGCAAAACGGACGGCTCTGGAACTGGCGGCGGATATTCCACCATTTTCCCGGCTCAGGCTTGGCAAGTAGACATCCCTCCAGCGCCCAAAGGTCTGGGCCGCATGGTCCCCGATCTTGCCGCCAACGCCGATCCCGATACTGGGTACCTAATTTTTCAAGGGGGGCAGCAACAGATTGTTGGAGGAACGAGCGCCGTGGCACCGTTGTACGCTGGCCTGTTCGCGGCGTGGGGTAGGAAGGTTGGATTCATCTCGACAAGGCTTTGGGATCATCCACCCTCTTTCACGCTCATTACCACGGGCGGTAACGGCCAGTACGAAGCTGGGCCGAAGCCGAGCCCATGCACTGGTCTGGGTGTGCCAATCGGGAAGAAACTTTCACAGATTTTTTGAGGAGCATTATGAATCGTAGAATGTTTTTGCAACTCTCAGGAACCGGTGCAGCGGTCGCGGTGGCGGCACCGACCGTATTGCTGACGACTGGATGCTCGACAGCGTGGATCACGACGGTCATCGACGATATACCGGTCGTAATCAACATCGTGAACAGCGTGGTGTCGGTGATCGCTGAGGCAACCAGCAATGGGGGCCTGCCTGCAAGCGTCGCAGCGGCTCTCACGACGGCCATGAACGTTGCGATTGCCTCGCTCAACGCGTTCCAAGACGCGGCCAACGCCTACAACGCGAACAAGTCGCAGGGCAACCTAAACGCGCTGATTGCGGCACTGACGAAGGTACAGAGCGACGTACAGGGCGTCATCGCAACTCTCCCGGCTGGATCAGTATCGCCATCCATCGTCGCCGTGATCGTAGCGGCTTTGGGAACGGCCATCTTGACTCTGTCCAGCATTCAGGCGCTCATTCCCGGCGCAGCGCCAGCAGTGGTGACGGCGAGGGCTGTGGCAGCGGTCGCGACAGGCAAGGTCGAACCGCCTAATGCGGCCACTTTGAAGTCCAGCTTCAACGCGGTTCTCGGGCTTCACGGATACCAGAAATTCCAATTGCAATAAGATCGAGGCGAACGATGAAACAAGGATTGATGACCAAGATGCTTTGGGCCGGGATCGCGTTGCTGGCAATTTCGACAGTCGCCAGCGCGCAATCCGGCCTCGTTTTTTCGAGTGCCGCCGAGGCTACGGCTCTCGACTACCAGAAGTCATGGACAGCCGCCACGCATACAACAGAATCACTTGACCTGATCGATTGGGGAGTACAGAAAGGGAACAGCCTTTCAGTAGAAGGCCACGAAATTACGGCGTCGCCATTCAACGCATACTTCGGAGGTGTTCGGTACTCGCCCGATCTCTCGGCGTTATTCGCGAAGACAAACCTGCCCGCAGATTCGTTCCAAATCTTCATCCAAGGAGCGGGCGGACTGGCGACATTCACAGCGAATAACCAAATCGCTTTACTCTTCGGCGGTGGAGCGTCCTATCGGATCACTCCGAATCTTCAGTGGTCCACGCTCGACATACACTTCATGCGTGTCGGATCGAATAACGCAATCGAGATGACGAGCGGGCTCGCGTACTATTTCAACCCGCAGGCAACGAAGAGCATGGCGCTTCGAAGGATGATTTTGCACAGGGCGATGATCAAGGCCGCGACAGCAGGGATAAAGTAGGTGTCGGATGACTCTTCAGGATCAGGTCGTAGGTGCTATCTGTGCATGGAAGGAAGCGCGCGGCGGTGGCGCGCAAGGGATGCATTCGATCCTGAACGTGCTCGTGAACCGCGCGGCCAAAGCGAAGAGCAGCGTCTACGAGGAGGCGTTGCGGCCTGAGCAGTTTTCGAGCATGACCACACCCGGCGATAAGGAACTTGGAATCGGCCCAAACGCGCTCAACGCTCCAGACTGGAGTGCCTTCATCACCTCCCTGTCGCTGGCCGCTGACATCTCCGCAGGGGTGCTTCCAGATATCACAGGTGGCAGCACCCTCTACTACAACCCAAAAGGCATCCGGACGACGGCAACCTTCACACTTCCAAGTGGCACCGTGGTGCCGTTCCCGGAGGGCTGGAATCCTGCGGTCGTGACTTACCGGTGCGAGATCGCTGGGCAGTTATTTTTCACGGAGAAGTAGGATGCCAACCGAGACGTTCAAGAGCGAGGAAGCCTACCGCGAGAGCCGCGCGTACACGCACATCCACGGCATTCCCACGCACGCCGAAAAGGTTTGCATCAAAGGCAAAGGATGCCACAAGGTTCAGCACGGCAAGAAGCGCAAGAAAGCGCAGAAGAAGAGAGTATCGCGAAAGCGCTGATTTTCAGTGACAGCGGCTCTCGATTGCGGTATAAACAGCAGTGAGCAACGTGCCTTCCCGATCCCATCCTGACCGGCTCGGGAAACAAGCGGCGGCTCCGACGTAAAAGTCGGGGCCGTTTTTGTTTGGAGGAACATTGGCGTTTCCGTATTCAAAGCGTCGCTTCAAGGGAACCTGCCTCGCCTGTGGGAAGCCGCGCCGTGGCGAAAAATACTGCTCCAGGAGTTGCGCTGCACCCTTTAAGACTCACCATCCGAGGCCGAAGGTTTGGCTTGTGTGCTACGTGTGCGGGGTCGATTTTGAATGCTACAAATCAGTATCGAAAGATCGTCGCTACTGCACGAGAAAGTGTTCACGGGTCGCGGTCGGAATGATGCTATCGAAAGATAACAATCCGAACTGGAAGGGCGGAATTTCTGATCGCGAGTGGAAGAGCAGGACCGCAATCGCTCGCGTGAAGCGCAAGAGAAAAGCCTGCGAAAGATGTGGATCGACCGCGAATCTTCAGGGACATCATAGGCTTCCATACGCCGATTTCCCAGAAAAGCGAGACGCTGAGGAAAACATAGAAATCATCTGCGCCGATTGCCACGCGAAAGAGCACCCACATCTTGCAGGAATGATCATGATTCCTCGCCAGAGATCGGGAGTTTACCTCGAATGCAGATTTTGTAAAGCTAAGTTTTATCGTCCAAAATGTCACGCTTCAGGATCGAAATTCTGTTCCAGAAAATGCCAGTACGATTCATGGCGCGGAAAGAAGTGGGAGGAGATTCGATATGCCGCATAAGAAGAAGCACGCGAAGAAGTCAAAGAAGTGGATTCAGGGCGCGGTTAAGCACAAAGGGAGCTTGACCAAAGCCGCAGAGGCTCACGGAAAATCTACCACTGCGGAAGCTGAATCCGAAGCATCCTCGCCCGACAAGAGCAAGTCCGCGCGTGGTCGTCTGGCGCTGCGGTTCATGGGGAAGGCGAAGCACGGCAACATCAAGAAGGCCAAGGGCCGCAAAAAGCACCACGGCAAGCGCATCGCTTCGAAGGCGTAAACGATGGGGAGCGAAGTCGGGGCGACAAACTTGGAATCGGTGAAAAAAGCGTCGGCCTGCTGCGCTCCGAAGCTCTCAGGCAAAAAGAAAGGCAAGGGGACACGCAGGAAAATCGTGACGAAGAGGTGATGTGATGGCGAAGAAGCGGAAGAAGAGCAAAAAGTCAGCAGAGAACACGGCGTGTGCAGCGCCCATGTCGTCTCCGGACCGGAGCGCCAATGCTGGGATCGAAGAGGCCGAGAATGGCTTCATCGTCCGCGTGAGCAGCGAGGGCCTTGGAAAGGGCAAGAAGCACCAATACACGAGCAAGAAATTTGTCGCCACAGATCACCCGACTGCGCTGCGAATCGCCTCTCAGGGCTTCGCTGGCCTCGCGAAAAAAGTCAGCGGAAAGGGCAAGAAGGGCGGCAAGAAAAAAGTCTCAGTGAAGAAAATGTAATGAAGCCCGCGAGGGGAAATGGCAGGAACGTACCAATGGCTGAGCCTAACGACCGCTATCTCACAACTGGGGCAGAGGCTGAATATCTCTCCGTCTTCAACGTCGACGTGGACAACTGCCGAGTTGATCGTTTACCTCCAGCAAAGCCTTCGGCAGTTCAATGTGTTGAGCTACATGTGGAGACAGGATTTCACCTACAGCGACCCGACCAATGTCTGGAACTCGTTGGGGCAACTGGCAAACTCTCCTCGCCTCCGCACGATCACCGATGTCTACTGCTACACCGAGCTTGAGTACATGCTATTCGAGCCGCCAACGGGTGGGACGTGGACGGGCACAAATCAGTTCTCAATCGCGACAGTATCGCAAGCTCTTCAGACTCGCCGGGACGAGATGCTTCAGGTCAGCAATGCTAACCAGTCGCTGCTCTCTGGCATTGCGCTGACGCCGGGTACGACCAGAACACAACTTCCGGATACCGTCATCGACGTGGAGAGGGTGCGCTACCTTCCAACTGGAGGCACGCCCAACACACTGTACCGTGACGACACGGTAGCGCAGGAATTCTACGAGGCTCCTCTTTACCAACTGGCACCGGGAACGCCACAGACGTTCAGTCTGTCCTCCGAACCGCCGCTCACTTGGGATGTGGATGTAGCTCCGGATAATGCCGGAACCTACGAAGCCGTGGTCCTGCAATCTGGAGCAGCGTTCAATCCGCCCGCAGCGACCCCCATTGGCATCCCCAACGACTTCGCGTGGGTATTGGAGTGGGGAGCCCTAGCGGACCTTTTGGGGCACGAATCTGAGGCCACAGACAGGGAACGAGCCGACTATGCCTTGAAGCGCTACCAAGACGGGCTCCAATTGCTTTTGAAGACGCCATGGATCGAACTCGGAAAGGTGAACGGAGAAGCGGTGACAATCGACTCAATCGTATCGATGGACCGTTATTCTGCGGAGTGGGATTCGAATCCGACTGGATTCGGACCCGTGATCGTCTCGGGTGGCGTGGATTTCATCGCCGCTCCGCAGGGATCGGGAATCGGCGTCACCGTCCTCGCAAACGCGCCGTACCTCGACTCGACAAATACCTACGTGCAGGTATCGAGGTCGGACTGGGATACGGTGCTCGATCTTGCTCAGAGCCGGTGCCTATTTAAGCTCGGGGGCGGCGAGTGGAAGGCGGGTCTGGAGCTTGAACTGAGGGCGATTCAGGCGTGCGCCGCCGAGAACTCAAGGCTCCAGAGTATGGGAGCCTTCAGCGACATTCTCGTGGAGCGCGCTCAGACACAGGAACGTGACATGAACAGATACAACTCCGCTAACAAGAAGAATACCCGGTAACTATGGCGATCCGCTTCAGAGGTTTCGATCTCGTTCACCCCATCAACCGCCTCGCGGCTGGCTTCGCGACGCTGGCTACGAACGTTCGTGCCTACATCAACGGCGGATTCACGTTGCGCAATCCGCTCACGACTCCAATTGGTCCAGCGAGCCTTGGTTCGGAATCGGTGAGCACCGGAACGGTGTCGCAAACTGGCGGTGGAACGGCATGGACGAATCCATCTGACATCTTCTCGACGAGCGCCACATCCGCGCAGGTAAGCATCGCTCCGGGCGCAAGTTCGCAGACCTTAAACATTTCGGCGTTGGGGTTTGCGATACCGGCTACTGCGACGGTTACCGGCGTTGAGTTCTTGTTCTACAGCGGCTCCGGTTCTCTCCAGACAGCAAATGCAACGCTTCAGCCGACAGCAAATGGCATCGCCGCTGGACCTTCGGTCCCGACTACTCTTGGTGGAACGATAGGCTACCCGGTTCTATGTGGAGGGATGGGTAACCTTCTCGGCTTCGCGTGGACACCTACGAACGTCAATGGAGCAACTGGAATTGGTTTTCAAATCACTTGCGCCGTGGCTGGAGGCGGTCACTTTTTCGCTAACATAAGTCTTAATGCACTCGTCGTCACGGTCTACTACACGACCCAGATTCCCATCGCCCTTCCAGATGCTCCCTATACCATTCGTCGTCTGAACGACTCAACGCCTAATGGACCGTCTTCCGGTTATGCTCTGGTGATCGGCGCGGGTGGGAAGATGTACGTCAACAACACAGAGGTCGCCTCCGGACTCTCCGGAAACCCTGTGTCGCTGGTCCCGTTCCGCCCGAACGCTTCCGTTCAGCCGTGGATGTACGTTGGAGATTCGGCACCGCAGGGAGACGTAACGATCACGGCATCCGGGTTCGTCTGCTCGGGGATGTTGAAGATTCGATCTGACGGTCTGACTTACAAGATGGGCATCAAGGAGCCACAACTTGCGCCCGTAGTCTCGACTTCTTCGGGGACAGTGACCACGACAGGTACTCTGCTCGCCACGGATATCCCGTGGACAAACTACCTCGGCCAAAATCCATCCTTCAACTACGGCGAATCGCACGGTCCGCCCGACCCGACGCCAGACGGGACGCCACCGTTCATCATCGAAGTTCTAAACGCATCGACGGTCACGGTCACATCGTTGACCGGCACAGCAACAATCAATGGCGGTTTGAAGGTCCCTACTGATGCTGGTCCGGCTCCGGGACCAACAAACCCCGGTGGCTACGTGCAGGTTGGCGGAGTCGTTCCGGGCTCAGTGTCGGTGGTCGTCGGCGCGTTCACGGACGGCGCTGGCAACGTTCTTCCACTTGGCCTCGCTCCGCTCTACATCACTTCGGTGGTCGACGTGGGCGGCAACATCGGCGTTGCGATCCCAGTTCCCTTCGGGGCGGAGCAGTTTCAAATCGGCATCAACTCGACAGGCAACACGTTCTCCTCTAACTCTGGATCATTCGCACTCGTGGCTACAGTCACAACGAATGCACTGCCCACGACCACGGCTCTTCTTGGGAACCTGTCGCTCAGTTATTTTGACGACTCCCCGACGAGCGGAGGCGTCGCGGTGTATCTCTGGAGGAATCCGGATGATCCTTCGGGCTCCGGCCCATCGCACTCGATCAGCAATGCTGTCGGAACCACGACAGGCAATTCGCTCATCTTCGACGCCAACTTCGGTTCGCAGGCGGTCCCCGCTCAACCGACAGGCATTCCCGGACCTCCAAGCCTCGATGAATACTCGACCGCTCCATCTGTCATTACCGTGCCGATGCAGTGGTTCGATATTTCTCCGGAAAGTGTTGTACTCGGAAGCGCTCCTGTATTCCCGGCACCGCTGACAAAGACTTATCCAACCAACACGAGCTTCGACAACTTCAATTTCTGTCTGACAGGAAATATCTACTTTCCATCGGCAGGAAACTACACCTTTGTCCTCACGTACAAAGACGACATCATCTGGGGAATCGGAGGGGGCGTAACTTTGTTCTCTGCGTCTGGAGAAAGCTTTCAGTACGCATCCGGGAACCCGCCGACACTCTCATCGACCACCTCTCGGTCCACTACGCTATCTGAAGCCGGACAGTCGATCACAGTGGTGAGCGGTTTGCCGCTTCTTCCGCGCGTCACAGCGCTGTTCTCGGGCCATGGGCTTGGAGGAGTGGAGTCGCAGGCTACGGTCGTAGTAAGCGTCCCAAATGCTGGCGTATATCCAATCGAGGTCGATTACGACTTCTGGTACCACTCAGGACGCATTCTTCTCATCAATGTCTCAGCTACCGCTGGTGGAGCGCCGACACTTGTTCCGCCGCTCCCAGCCAGTGTTCGTCAGGAAACACAGTACCGCTATGTCTATCGCTCCTCGACGACTGGGGCATTGTCTAATCCCTCTCCAGAATCCGCGCCAGAGACGGTACCGGTCACGGCGAACACTGTCACTTCGTACTGGTCCAACGATCCGCAAGTCGATGTGGTGGATTACTATCGCGTCGACTCTACTACGGCAAATTTTACCTATGTGGCGACCGGGCCAAACGACGACTTAGGTGGTGGTGGAACGAACACCCCGATCACCGACTCGCTTACCGATACAGAATTGGGCACCCAGCTTTTGGAGTACGACAACTTTGAACCATTCCCATCGATTGATCTTCCGCAGAAGGGAACTTGCAGCGTCTCAGGTGGAGTGATCACTTGGGTTTCAGGTGGCGCGATAGGAGGTTCGGCAACTGGATTCAACATCCGTTGGCTCGGAGGAACGGTGATCCTGATTGGTTCACCGACATCTCTCCCGTACATCTTCATCGCGCGTCCAACGTCCACGACGACGATAGAAATACCCAATGTCCCGGATGGAACGAATCTCGTGTATGAGATTCCGGAACCTATTCTGGCAGCGCAGCCGATGCCTTACATTGCCGGTCCTACCGACAACATTCCGTTCGCTTGCGGGGTTGGTGATCCGTTACGCCCAGCAACCTACTACTGGTCGAAAGGCAACAATCTTGATTCGGCTCCTGACACTAACCAGCAGGACATCACCGATCCATCGGAGACTCTCATCAACCTCGTGATGACGACTGGAAAAGTGCTCTTGGGTTCGATCAAGAGGTTCTGGAACATCGTTCCCAACTTCTTCAATGCACTCGCCACGGCCACTGGCACTTCAGGATCGACTTGGAGCACACGCCTCACGCCGATTGATCGTGGTCTGTTCATGCCGCGTTGTGTGGCCGTTTCAGGTGGAGGAAACGTGTTCTTCCGCGTCGATGACGGAGTCCACGTGTCGGTTGCTGGCTTGTCATCGAAGTCGATCACAGATGAGACTCTCTATCCTCTCTTCTCGCATGAAGGTTCTATCCCAACTCCAGTCACAAGAAATGGCGTGATCATCTATCCTCCGGACGACACCCATCCACAATTCCAGCAATTCACCTACCAGAATGGGTATCTCTACTACGACTACGGCTACAACTTCAGCGGAACGATAGTTACGAATGTCAGCTTTGTTCCAGAGAATGCCGCGAGCGCTGGGAGCGGCATAGCGTGGTTGAACCCACCGGGCGCTCTGCTGTCTGGAACGCCAGTATCCGCTACGATCACGAGTTGGTCGGTAAGCGGCGGCGTAATGACATTCATATCCGATAACGATTTTGTGGCTGGAGAAGCGGTTAATTTTGCGGACATGGTGGCTGGTTCATTTCTTAACGGAATTCCGCTGGTTGTAATATCTTCTGGTTTGAGTTCAACGCAGTTTTCGGCGGTCTTCCCCTATCCAGACACGGGAGCGACGGCTGATTCCGGAAACGCCACTCCAGCCATCCCTAACTATGCGTCTCTTTCGATTCCGAATCCTCCGTTTACTCCTGACGCTGGAGAATATGTAGCTTATTCTCTTCCAACCGCTGCACTACCTCCAAACAGCGGATTCACTACGTTCGCCGGAGCAAAGGCTGGAATCGCGTCGGCAAGCTGGATTGCAGGCGGAGCCTGTGGCACGGCTAATACCGGAACTCCAGACACTCCATTCCTCACCGACGTGGACTGTGGATGGAGCGGTTTCACGGTTCCCACTCTCCCCGTGGGTGCTGTCATCACCAGAATCTATCCTGTGGCAGTCATGGCGAATTTTGAAACAGCCAGCGGTTTTTATTTTGTTCTATCGGGTGGTGTTGGTGTCACAGAGGTGTGGAGCGAGTATGTTACAGCGGACGGCCAATATAGTGCTCCCTCACCAGCAGATTCATTGGGAAGTTTGGCTGCCGATATCACTGGAGCTTACCTCAATCTAAACCTCACGGCTCGAACTGGACCATGGCCGGGTCGAGTTGATGTCTCTTCCGTCGCACTTGCCGTCTACTACACGGTTTCAAGCGGTGCTCTGCCATCGAATCAATCACAGACCTTAGAACTCACAGGAACCGGGTTGTCGATTCCTCCGGGGGCTGTGGTAACTGGTATCGAGATCGATTTCGAAAGCGGATTGGTTTTCGGTGGCGCAAGCGACGAGACCATTCAACTGACAGTAAGTGGAACTCCAGTCGGAAATGTTAAGGCAATCAATCCGGGATCGTGGCCTTTGCCGTACACCCTCGGCGGAAACGGCGATCTATGGGGACAGGGAGGAATGTCGGGCACACAGGCCAACAACTTGGGAGCGAACTTCGCTTCAGGTCTGAATCTAGGATCACAGTTGAATCTTAATGAAGTGTCTCTGACTGTTTTCTACGAGGCTTCCGTTGAGGAAACAGGGAACGCTACCTTGGTATTTGACACCGCCGCTGAGGGATGGATTCTGGATAAATACATCGGCCCAATTCCAACTATACACGCGGCAGACGAAGGTGAAAGCCAGCAGGGAATCCTTGTCGGTTGCTCGGACGGCACAGTACGCCTCATGTCTTCCTCCGGAACCGAAACCGTAACTGGAACGGTTCTCACCCCCGCTTTCGGCGGCGTCGGATGGCAGAATATGTACGAAGCGACGGTCGAGTACACTTCAAATCAGGCGGTGACACTGACGTTCATCGTTGCCGATGAAGGCAACGGAAGTTATGGACCTCCGCCAATCACACTCCCGGCGACGACGGAGGAACCTACGAAGTACACCTTCAAGGTTGGTGCGAACAAGTACAAGCTCCTGCAGATGCAGTTCCAGTCCACGGACCCCGCTTTGGCGGTGTACCTTGACGGCTGTATCTTGAACGTCCATGACTGGGGCTCCTCGGCACCATACCGCCCGGTTAATCCGTTCACACCTTCCGGAGGCACAGGGGGTCAAGCATGAAATTCGGAAGCATAACATCTCGACGCTGTCGTAGGTGCGGAGCCGTTAGCAATGCACAGTTGCCTGATACTGATACCCATCGCAACCTAAACACGCATCGGCTGTGTGACAAATGCACGAAGTGGCAAAAAGTAAATCAGAAGAGGGCTGTTAAATGAGCACAAACCCAGTCTCAATGCGATTGCCAATCGGAATCGAGGGAAAAGCCGAGCCCGAAGTTGTGGAGACTATTCAATACCACGACGACGCGATTACCGACCTGCAACAGGCGATTCCGAAACTAAAATCTCAGATCGATTCTTTGGTGACTACTGTCGGGGCGGTGACTGCGTCATCTTCTTCGTCGAGTGGCTCCTCACAGAGCATCACGAACATCATAAACAACATTGGGTTCGTCAACCCGCAACAGGGAGTGACCATCTATGCGACGCAGCCTAGCGATGAGGGTGCGCTGATCATTCTGAGTGACGCATCGCCTATCGCGGTGACCCTCACATCTGCCGGATCGATTCCCGGAATCACTCTTCCGTGGTACACATTCTTCCTCAATTTAGGATCGGGAACCGCCACTTTGACTCCAGCTACAGGGACGATCAGCTATCCCGGAAACCTTGGCGCGGCCTCCATGCCGGTGATCGCCGAAGCTATGGCGCTGGTCTACTTCGACGGGACAAATTTCTGGGCAGCTACCGTAATCGCAGGTGTGAGCGGATCAGGAACGACCGGCTACATCCCTGTCTTTACAGGACCGACTGCCTTAGGAGACAGTCATCTTGACGATGGCGTAACGACTACTGGCATCATAACATCAAGTGAACCTTTAACTTGTAGCGATACTTCAACTACACCATCTTACTTTGCCGGTGTCTTATCTGGTGGTAGTGGTGCTGTCTTCGGCGCGACAGGTCAATCAGCTACTGACTTGTATAACGACCTTGTTGGTAACTTTGGCAACATTGTGCCGATTCTTGCTGTTGCGGAAGGTACCTCGTACTTCGGGTCGTTGTCAACAGCACCTGGTGTTTCACCTACTATACTTTGGTCAGGAGCTTTCCTCGGTGTCAGTTGTGATGGCACTACTGCTGGTTCTAATGGATTCCTTTCATTCTTTGATAACAACTTCGCTGAGACGCCCTTTTACATTGGCGGCACGAATCAGATCTACGTTCAACCGGCTAATAATACTGACTACCCATCTGCTCATGGCTATGTTGGTATTAACAACCCCTCTCCGGCTGTCCAGTTAGATGTAATTGGAGACATAGGCATAAGTGGTAACATAGCTATTCCTGCTAAGGTCACAGGTTATCACGGAACGGGTGCCGGTGATGTTGATGTGCAGATGAGCGATGGGACAGGTTCTGCCGGAAACATGGCTATTTTTGACGCAGGCGGTGGTCTCACAGATGGCGGACCACCGGCAGGCGGCGGTGTTGGTTTCGCTCAGATATTTTTGTTGATGGGTGCATAAATGCCGACTACGATCAGAGTTCTCGCACAAGCATATCCCACGGCCACGGTCGAGACGACTCTCTATACCTGTGCGACGACATCAGCGGTCATCTCCACGCTTACCATCTGCAACAACAGTGCCACCGCAGACGCGATCACTATGAGAATATGCGTCGGGGGGGCTGGCGATTCGAACGAGCAATTGATTCTTAGTGGAACGACTGTTGGAGGAAATGGAGTGCTTGCTCTGACAGTCGGCATCACCATGGAGAACACGGACGTAATAAAAGTCACTTCCGCAAATGGAACAAGTGCATTCAATTTGTTCGGTCAGGAAAACTCATGAGCATCGAATCTTATCCTCCCGGATTTCAGGGTCCCCAAGGCGCAACCGGCAGTCAGGGAAATGCTGGCGTACAGGGAAACACAGGCACTCAAGGTGCTACGGGAACACAGGGTCCGACAGGTTCGCAAGGCACCACCGGCACTACTGGTACTCAAGGAACTCAGGGAGTACAGGGAACCCAAGGTGTTCAAGGAACGGTTGGAACTGGCACTCAAGGCACGACTGGCACGCAAGGAGATACTGGAGGAACTGGTTTACAAGGCACACAAGGAGCACAGGGGAGACAGGGAGCACAAGTACAGGGTGCAACCGGAGGGACTGGGCCTCAAGGAACTCAAGGACTTCAGGGGCCAGCACAAGGGTTGCAAGGTGCAACTGGTGGTACTGGACCTCAAGGAGCCACTGGTGCTCAGGGAGCACAAGGCAGACAGGGTGCCACTTCGGATATACGGTTGAAAAAAGATATTCGACCCTATCCCGGTGGCGTGCAGACAGTATTAGGAATTAAGCCTTGTATCTTCAAATACAATGGCCTGTACGATACCGCAGACGATGGCATTGACAAGGTTGGTATCATTGCTAACGAGTTGCAGGGCGTCATACCACAAGCAGTCTATGGGGTCAAGGGTAAGCTTCACCCTGAAGATGAGGAAACTTCCGACATTCTGCATTACGATTTGACGCCTTTAGTGATGGCAAACACGAACGCCATAAAAGAAGTCGTTGCGACAGTGGATGATCTGCTTCTCAGAGTCAAAAAGTTAGAAGGCGAATGACCATGCTGTGCTGCTCAGCGGTCAGAAAGTTAGAAGGCGATGTCTAATAGGAACTTCGTCCGCTCGGTGTTGGCAGAGGGCGGCGAAATCAAGCAACTAATGATTGCTTCCACAGACTCCGGTGGTCTCGGACTGTGTAATCCATCTGTGTTTGTTGACCGCGACGAACTCTGGATGATTCTGCGAAACGTCAACTATACACTCTACCATGCGGAGAACGGGCAAACGTTCAACAATCGCTTCGGTCCTCTCGCCTATCTCAATCCCGAAAACGACCTGCATTTACGGACAACGAATTTCCTTTGCAAACTCGCTCCAAGCCTCGAAATCGAACGCTATTGGAAGATTGACACAAGCATGCTCGATAAAGAGCCGCTATGGGAGTTTGTCGGGCTTGAGGACGCACGCCTCGTTCGGTGGGATGGACATCTCTATGCCATTGGGTGTCGGCGAGACACCACAACCAACGGGCAAAGCAGAATGGAATTTTCAGAACTGGAAGTGACAGATAAATCTGTAAAAGAAATTGGTCGCTACCGCATTGAGCACCCCACAAATCCTGAATGGTATTGCGAAAAGAACTGGATGCCTGTGCTCGATATGCCGTACCACTTCATCCAGTGGACAAATCCTGCCGTGCTGGTCAAGGCTGACCTAACGACGCTGAAATCGTGTCGCGTGCGGGAAGTGGATGAAGCCGATAAAATTGAAGGGATGCCATTTCTTCGTGGTAATTCCCAAGTCATTCATTGGAAGGATTACTACGTCTGCGTAGTTCACGACTGCGACCTTTTCAAGAACAACATCGGGCAGAAAGACGCCACGTATATGCACCGATTTGTGGTCTATGACCAGAACTGGAAAATCGTAAGAATCGGTGAACCATTTTCGTTCTTGGATGGGGAGATAGAATTTTGCTGCGGACTGACGGAGTGGCAAAACGACCTGCTGATAACTTTCGGGTTCCAAGATAACTGCGCTTTCATTCTTCGGGTGCCGGAACGGGCGATTCCCAAGGTGCTGGGTCTGAATGAAACCTCACAGCAGCCAAGAGTTAAAAATAAGTGGCACACAACTTCCTACCCGACACTTGAAATAACAACCGCCATTCCAAAGAATGGATGCCCACCGCATTGCGCGTTCTGCCCACAAGATAAACTAGTCGCGGTATACAACGGGGAACGCATTCTGTCTTTGCCGGATTATGTAAAGCTTATCGACAAGGTGCCGCCAGAAATACAGATTACCTTCGCTGGTTGCGCAGAGCCTTTTCTAAACCCCAATTGCGCGGCGATGATATGCCATGCCCACGCTACGGGGCACAAGGTTTCCCTGTTCACAACTGGGATGGGGATGAGCCTCGCCGACTTCGAGCAGATTAAGGGGATACCGTTCACAGGAGTGCAGGGCGGGTTCGTCCTTCACCTTCCCGACGTAGAGGGTTACTTTTCCCATCATTCAGACAAATACACGCAACTGTTAACGGCGATTAAGCGTGAATCACGTCATATCGAGAATTTCCGCTCCATGACGATGGGGACACTATCACCGGCTTTGCGAGGGCTGTTCCCTGAAACAATCAGACCTGCTATGTACAATCGGGCGGGTAATGTGAAGAAAACTGAGTTCATTCAGATTAGTCTCAACACAACGGAAATGAGAAATAGCGATACAACTTGTGGTTGTCCAGAGCGGCTGTATCATAGTGTTCTGTTGCCAAACGGCGATGTCTCACTCTGCTGCATGGATTACGGTTTGGAGCACATACTAGGCAATTTGTACAAGCATTCCTTTGAAGAAATCGTTCCCAAGGATGGCACGCCATTCGTATTGTGCAAGACCTGTGAAAACGGAGTTCCAGCATGAGCGAACTGCTGAATTACGTCAGTGACCCCGAGAACGCGGAGTATAACTTTTCGCTGGGGAACTGGTATGAAAACCAAGGTCACACCGCCGCAGCAGCCGGGTTCTACATCAGGACAACTGAATACTCAACGAACGCCTTGCTCATCTACGAGGCGCTTTTGCGACTTGCCAACTGTTTTACACGGCAGGGCTGTCGGGTCTACACGACCAAAGGCATTTTGCTCAGGGCCATCTCTCTGATGCCCGACCGGCCAGAAGCCTATTTTCTTCTGAGCCGCTTGTACGAGGTCAACAAGGATTGGCAGGAATCCTACACCTTCTCGATTATGGGTCAGAAGCTGCATGAAGACCACCCAAAGTTACGCACGAACGTGGACTATCCGGGGCGATACGCCTTGGTGTTTGAACAAGCTGTATCTGCATGGTGGATTGGTCTGTTCGATGAATCCCTTCATCTCCTTAGACAATTGAAGAAGAATCCCACGATGTTGCCAGTACACATTATGGCCGTACAGAATAATCTACAGAGGCTCGACGGCACGTTGTGGACTGACCCACTAATCTACTATGGCTCGATGTACGAGCAACTGCGGGTCAAATTCCCCGGTTCACGATTCATCGAACGCAACTATTCGCAGATGTACCAAGATATGTTCGTGTTGACGATGCTCAACGGGAAGCGCGATGGTACGTTTTTTGAACTCGGATGCGGAGACCCCACCTTCACGAACAATACGAAACTGCTTGAGGAGTGGGGATGGAGCGGTGTGTCCATCGACATAAAACCGTCAATAACAGCGAAGTACGCCAAGGAACGAAAAAGCACCGTCATCACTGGTGATGCCGTAAAATTGGACTACGATGCGCTAATCACAAAAGACTACGACTATCTGCAAATCGACACCGACCCGAACTCCTTCAACGTATTGTTGCAGCTACCGTTTGAAACTCGAAAATTCGCTGTGATTACATTTGAACACGACGACTACCTCTCTCCTGACCCCACTGTCAAGGAGCGTAGTAGACGGTATCTTGAATCACATGGCTACCTTCTAGTCGTTGGTGATATTGCACCGAGGAAATACGATAGCATGGAAGACTGGTGGATTCACCCCGATCTGGTCGATCCAAAGATCGTGGATCGAATGCGCGACAACGGTACCGGCGTTAAAAGAGCGGACGAGTACATGCTCATGCACGCGTAAGGATTTTTAGGGCGTTTATCTTGTAATCGGTGTAGAATGGCGATGTGTTGAGCGGCGGTCCGGGAGCCGGTGCTCGCCTCGCGTTTGGAGGTGTGCCATGGGCTTCTGGGAATCGGTTTTCGGCGGTCAAAATCTAGGTCTCAACGCGGCCATCGGCCAAACCAGCCAAGCCGCTGGCGAAGCTACCCAGCGAGGCGAGAAGAACACAGCCGCTGCATCCGATTGGTGGAACTCCATCGTGAGCGGCGATGCCACGAAGACGGCGCAGGCAATCGCTCCCGAAAGAAGCGCCGCCGAAAAATCCACACAACAAGACATCAAGAGTGCTACCGAACTGGGCACACGCTCGGGAGGTACAGCCGCGTCCAACGCCGCGACGAAGGACAAGCTCCACGAGTATATGACGAACCTCATCGGCAGTCTCACAGGAAGCTCTGTGAGTGGTCTTGCGACAACTGGCGGTGATCTCTTGAAGACTGGCATGACCGGCATCGGGCAGGAGGCCGAACTGTCCCAGCAACGGTATGAGAACTGGAACAACAGTATCCTTGGCCGCGCTACCACGACTGGTGCAGCGGCTGGGGAAGCATTTGCACTTGGCGGGTAGCGTCACAAATCACAAGGAGACGACAAAAATGGCGAACGACGAAGCGTGGCAAGCTGGAATGGATATTGCCTCAAAGCACAAGGACAAAAAGAACAATAAAGGCAAATTTCTCGTCCAAGCGAGCGCCGACAAAATGGCGAGCCCGAAGTCCTTCAAGAAGGGCGGAAAAGTGAAGAAATCGGGGTACGCTCGCGTCCACAAGGACGAGGTGGTTCTCACCGCTGGGCAGGCCAAAGGTCGCCGTAAGGGCGGCAAGAAGAAGGCCGCGCGGAAGAGAGTCGCGAGGAAGGCATAGCCAGATGGCGAACGAGAGTGCATGGCAAGAAGGTTGGCAGCTTGGCGCACAGCGCGGACAAGAACGGCGCGCTCACAAGCAAGCTTTGTCCGACGCTGAGTTTCAGGAAAAGCACAACGAAATTCAGGGGATGGTGGACAACCTCCAGACCAGACTCTCGACGCTCGATCCCAGCAGCACGGAGTATCTCCAAACACGCGACCAACTAGCGCAAGCTCTGCAGACACGCGACGAGCATTGGGGAAGCCAGACCCATCCGAACGCGCTGATGAGATTCGGAAAGATGTTGGGCAAGGACCTCCGTTTCCCTAAGAAGCCAGCATCGGCTCCCGCTCCGCCTCCGATCTACGGACAGTCGACGATTGACGCGAACGGAGAGAAAATTCCAGCAGGCCCAGCCTACGAAATCCGCGAGCAGGGTTCACAAACGCCGGAGCAAGTTAAGGCACAGGCCGAGGCTACTCAGCTTGCCTCCGCAGGACCGCCGTCTCCAACCGAGCAAGGAGAGGCAACAGCGCAAACGGAGATCACAAGAACAAACGCTGTTAACCAAGCGACGATTGAGTGGCTCAAGAAGAATAATGCCCCACAAGAGGTAATCGATCAGGCGGTGGCGAGCCTCGCCAAGGTTCCTCTCACGAAGGGCGTGAAGGCGATAGGACAGCCTTACAAAGACTCGAATGATGGAAAATTCTACCAGCGTTTCTTGAATCCGGACGGCACCGATTTCCGCGAAGAGGTTCCCGGATACACGCAGCCAGCAGGAAAGGCGAGTCATTCGAAGTTCGCTGAAACGGAGGCCGCATACAGACACGACTACAACATCCCTGAAGGGGAGCCTCTGACTGTGGCCGATATTCTGTTCATCAACCAGCAAACGGCGCTATCGAGTGCGGCCCCCTCCGAGAGCATCACCACCACTCTGAAGCAGGACTTAAACGGCTGGTATGTGCCGGTTACGGAAACGAATCGCCGTGTCCCCGGATTTGGGGTAATCCTGAAGCCACCCCGTGGGCCGTTACCGGGCGAAGATGAAAATGCTCAACCCGGAGAGGGACAACCGACGCATTTGGGCGGGGTAAAGAAAAAGGCACAGGCTGCTGGCTCACCGACCGCGTCATCTGGTGCAACTCATGTCGGCAAGGCGGTTCTCCGTGGCCGCACACCGGAGTACACGGCAGCGTACAAGGACTACGAGACTGCCAAGGGATTGTCTAAAATTGCTGATCTGGTGGCACAGCATCCGGACGATGCGATCAACCAGAAGCGCCTTGCTGTTGCTCTTGAGAAAGTCAGCGCCGGAAGGTTCACGACACAGGCTCTCGACTACATCATCACATCCGGATGGGGGAACACGATTCAGCAGTGGGTCAATAATCCGACACACGGTGCTTTGCCAGCCGATATTCTCCGCCAATTGATTGACGGCGCGCATGAAAACGAAACGGCGAAGAAGCAAGTTCTCGACGACATAAACACATCGGAAAGCGAGCCCGAAGGTTCCACACCGCCGTCGTCCACGAATCCCGACCTAGATGCGATCATGAGAACCCTACAGAACGGACCATCGCAAACCGCACCTGCGCATCCGCCACAGTAAAAATGGCAAACGATCTCACTTACGATCAGGCAATCGAGAAGCTCAGGAAACTCTCAGAGCCCGAGCAGAGGCTTGTCCTTGGAAAGATGTCTCCAGATGCGCTGAAGCAAATTCGGCAAAGGCTCGAAGCTCCACAAGCGGACTTCACCGCGAATCCGAAGGGCGAGGGGCTGTACCGGATGCTCCCCTCATCGGATCAGGGATTCACAAATATATCGGATGAGGTTCAGATTCCTTTCAGCAACGTGCAAAAGGCCATCGATGCCGGTTTCCATCTTCATCCAGACGAAGCACCGCGCTACCAAAGGGACTTCGAGCATCAAGGCGAGGGACCGACCATTCTCGAAAGGGCGAACGACAAGATTCAAAATCTCTTGCAGCCATCCACTGGGCGCATTGGTCAGATGCCGATTGCTCCGTCTGGATTCGATGTTAACGCTATGAAAGCGGCTGGCAGAAGTCTTTACAGCGCACCGGAGTTTTTGAAGGATTTGTCAGTGGCTCTTTATGGGGCGGTGCGTCCGAGTGCTGGCGCGCAGGATGTGAACAATCTCCTCAACATGATCGATCCGACGCAAGTTCCGGACCAATTGCGTACACAGTTCCGTGAGGACGCGAAGAAGGACCCAAAGTTGGCTGTCGACAATTTGCTGGGGAGCATCGCGGGTATGGGCATACTCGCCGCCGTCACTCACGGAGCGGCAAAAACCGTGGGGGAGGTTTACGCGAAGACGAGTATAGTTCCAGCCGAGCATTTGCGTACTGGGATCAGGGATACATTGGGCGTATCCGAAAACACCGAGCGGACGGTTGAGAAGTTCGGCAAGGAATCCGAGGATGTGCGGAAGAAAAACGTCAATGAGACTGAGCAGAACCGAAAGGACAAGATCAAGGCCATCAAGGACCGGCAGGAAGAGGAGGCCAAGCACCAGCAGGCAACCGACGAAGTACGGAAGCGCAACGATGCGGTCATGCGCGACCGCCAGAAGCGCGTCGACACGCAACAAAAGTTGGACACCGCATCGAAGGAACTCGACGACAAGATCGCTAAGGCCGAGAAGGACGCGAACGCCGCTAACAATGCCGCGTGGAAGGTATGGCGCGCCAAGGTCGCCAATGTCCAAGTGGATATGCAGACCGTGGTCGACGCGATCAAGGCACAAACGGACAAGATGAGTCCGGAGCAAGTTTCAACGTTCAAGGAAATCCTTCGCGAGACAGCGCCAGCGGAAGAGGATTTGTCCGAGCTTGACCAGACGAGAAACTCTATCGCGAAGAACGCAGGCTACGACAAACCATACGCAGAACTTCCGCCCGACAGAAAAGCGGTCATTGACGATCAAATAAAGCGTATCGGTTTGGGCGATCTAGCCGATGAAGCCACTGGTGGTGAAGGTGGTGGCGCGACGGGCGGCGGACGCGGTCTTAAACAGATTTCCGCCAGCCGTCTCCATGGGTGGAAGACTCAGTTGGAAGATGCAGTGCGCGCCGACCGCACTGGCAATGTGAAGTACGCCATCGGACAGGTGCTTCAGGTCGTCCGAAAGCTTGAAGAGGATGTTTCAAAAGAGGCCGGAGCCGACGATGAGTTGAAGAAAGCGCGCGCCCTCCATGGCCCCTACGTCGACACATTCCGGAACACGCAGACGACACCGGGAACCGCCGCGAACTACGTCAGGTCGAAGGTCACACCGGGCTTCACGAGGGACGCGAAGCTGGAAGACTACCTTGGAAGGGTCGGGCAATATGATCATTCGATTCCGAAGCTCGCGCAACACGTCGAAAACTTGCAAGCAGGACTGAAGGCACTTCCCAAGGATCAGCCTCTTCGCGAGCAGATCACACTTCCGCCGCCGCCGCTTGAACCAGCATCGAAGTTTGAGCCAAAACCACTCACTCCGCATCCAGAGGTTCCCAACATTCAGGCGGAGAACGTACAGTACATCGACCGTGGATTGCGCAAGTACGGCAAGGTCGGAAGCTGGGTATTGAGAATTGTCGTTGGCGGACTAACCACGAGGCTGGCACACGGTAATTTGAGCGAGTTCGGTGGAGAATTGCTCGTTGGACAAGTCGGTGTGACGCTACTGACAAAAGCCTTGCGCTCGCCGAGCGTCCTCGAATGGCTGGCAAGGCCGAGCGCCGAAGACATGCAGATGATCGAGAGCCTTCCGCCACAGGATGCGGACAAGCTTCGTCTATCGCTCAATCTTCTCGCCAACGAGGACAAGCTCAGAGACCCGCGCCTAAATAGCTTGCAGATCGCTCCAGCAATGGCGGCGTGGCTTGCCGGGGGAAAGGCGACACAGCAAACACCTCCAGCGCTACTCGATGTCAAGAAGCAGGGCGAACAGTTGCAAGCTCCACCCGCCCCGCCTCCGGCCCCACCGGCTGCGCCACCGCCTCCACCCGGACCGCAGGCGTCGGTAGCGGCAGCTAATTTGCAAAAGATCATCGAATCGGCTCAGGCGCTCCAAGGCGGAGGCGGACCGAAGCCCGTTTGGAGCCACGTCTACAGCGAAGAGCTTGGGAGAATAATACCCGTTTGATCTTCAAACAGCGGCAAGTCTGCTAGATCATCTTCTCTGCAACGCTTGTGCCTGTTTAGATATGCAAGCGCGCGTCTCGCGAGCTTCGGGTATTTCTCAAATCTCTCAATCCACGTATTGCAAAGTACACAAAGCAAACCACGGCGGCATTTGTCGCATGACCGACCGGGTTTACAGCAATTATGATCGTGGTCGATAGAAAATCTTCCGGTTGGATACCTACTGTCAGGCGACCCGCAAATAGCGCACACTCCACCTTGAGCGGCGAGGGTCTTTTCGTACCACTCTAAATCTACTCCACGACTTTTCAGTCTGTTTTTTCTGTCCCATGTTGCAACATCTTGATTATTCATTCTTTTACTCCTTGCTTTAGAGGCTATCGCCCCCTTATTTCTGAGATAAGAGTTTGAACATATACGCTTTCTGTATTCGGGGTCTTCCTCCAATTTTTTCAGCAGCCATAATCGCTTATGTCCCCTATTTTTATTTTCTGATTTCCTTTTTATCTCCTTGACGTGATCGGCGTCTTTCTCATACTGCCTCTGCTGATAGGATCGCCCGCATTGCTTACATCGCGAGGCACGACCGTAGAGGCCGCTTTTTGATCTTGAATAGTTGCCCAACGGCTGAGGCACCCCATTAAATGAGCAGGTGCAAGAAGAGCATATTTTTGATTCTGGTCTGACGATCTCGCGTTTCGGATGCTTCTCTCTGTAGCTTGCTTTCTTGTCAGAGTACGTGCATATTTTGCATTTATACTTTCGCCCATGCGGCTCTCCTCGATCAACATGGAATTCCTCCAGTATTTTCGGGATACGGCATTTGCAGCAAACCCGCTTTATGCTTTCTGGTATATTTTCTTCGTGGGGTGTCATCGGAAACCTCTTTTCCGGTTGGCGTGAGCCGGGTGCGCAAACACCTGACGCCCCGATTATACTCCGTAAATCGTTGAATTTCGTCTATAATCGTGCCGTGCCTGCACAACACAAACTCGTCAAGGTGGACGATTCGATCATCGCCTTTCCGGCCACTCTGCCCGACGAAGACGTTGCTGCGGTCATCAAAAAATTCAAGCAATCGAAGCCGACAAAAGACAAATCTCTGAGCCAGTCTCCGTTGCCATCTTCCGCTGGCGTGATGACGGAAGAGTCGGAGCACGCGCGCCAGTTGGCCCCGGCGCAACCTGTAGGCTCCGCCATCCCGGATTGGCTTACGCAGCCGATCCCACAAACGGCTGACAGGATCAACAAAGCATTCAACCTGATGCTCGGATTTCCGGGTGGCGTCACTCCAGCCGAAGCCGAAATCAACGAGCGCAACAGAAAAGCCAACGAGGCGTTCGACAAAGCATTCCCGCTGACTGGCGGCGCGATGATGGGCGCGCATAATTTTGCAGAGGGACTGCTGACGCCAGCGAACCTCATGCTGATGCTCACGGCTCCGGAATCGAAGCTCCTGAGCGCCTTCTTCGCGACGCAGGCCATGAGGGGATCGTATCGCGACGCGAAGGAAGCGGAAAAGGATTTTAAGGAAGGGAAGAACAAAGAAGCGGCTCAGTACATTACGCAATCGCTGCTCGGTTTGGGAGTGGCTGGTCTCGCGGGCTCGCACGCCGTGCGTGGAACGGCGGTCGACACAAGCGCGCTTTTCCCAGAGGGACCGAAGACCATCGAAGGTGAGTTTGAGCGCGCCGGAGAGCATGAAATCGTTCCGCAATCGACCGGAGTCAGATCGGTTGTTGACGCGATGGCGAAGATGAAGAGAGCCGAGCCTCCGTCGCTGCCGGAAGTGAAGGCTGAGGCAAACAAGCTTGCGGTTGCACCGAAAACAATCGGCCCGAAGGAAGCGGAGGTAAAGCGGCCTTCGTTCAAGGAACCAGATTTGTCAACAGCGGAAGTAGTGTTCTCCGCCAACAAATCACCGGACCGTCTCTATCGCGGCACGAATGGCGAAGAAGAACTTGGAAATATACTCGCGTCGAAGAGCATAGCCTCCACTTCTGAAACGGCATCGCGCTTAGGAAAGAGCGGACATCAAGGGTTGACATTTTTCTCTGATCGTCCGAATGTCGCGACGAGCTACGTTCACGACGGGGGCTATGTGATTGAATTAGATGCATCGAAAGTCCCAGAAACTTCAGGACATGGCGCTGGGGAAATAGCAACTAACAAGCCAACTTCGCTCGATGCGGTCACTCGCATTTTCAAGATCGGCAAGGACGAGAATGGATACCACGCTATCGACGTTACAAAACAAGTTCTTCCGCAATTAGGCGGCGGGAAAATTCGGAGCGCCACACCAGAGGGCATCAGGGAAGAAACGCAACATGTCATTGGCGGTAAGCAGGATTCCATTCATCCACTGGAAGTTGTGAACACTGCGATGCTGGCGCTCGGTAAGAACAATAAGGTTTCTAGGATCGTTATTCAGTCGATCCCCGTCGATGTGGTGGATGTGCTTGCCAAGAACGGCTTCACTACCAAACAACTTTTTAGCCAGTATGATGTGGTCAGCAACGCTCTTCCCGTCGATGACCGAGCGACGGTAGCCAGAGGGCTTTCGAGTGCTCTTCAATTGGCTGGCACACGCTTTAGAGCAGCACTTGATGGGGTACTTCCTCCGAATCCTACAGGTAGAGACAAGGAATTCTTGGCCGCAGTTCGCGCAGTTAAGGCGAACCCTAGCGTCCTTGGGGCTTTTGCGCCCTTTGTTAGCAGCACTGATCTTAGCGGCGATCTTGGCCTTGGCGGCGGGGTCTTGGGAAATGGCGAGTTGGGCGCAGGAAACGGAGCACCATCGGCCCCAATTCTTGGCGGCGTTGATCTGGCTCGGGTATCTCCAGAACTCAGCCCCGCACAACTCGCAGAATCTTTGAACAGGCATGGACAGATCATAGCGAAAAATGGTCCAACTGAATCCGTCGAAGATAAAAATAACAGGCCGTTCGCGTTGTTCAAGCTGCTCTACAAACCGCAGCCCGCAAGCGAAGTCGAGATCGCCAGAGAGGAAATGGCGCTCTACGAAGTGCAACGTATGCTTGATCAGATTCCACCGCCAGCGGACCCTGTCTCCACAAGCACGCCGGAGCAGATTGAGAAGTGGGGTGCTGAATATAAGGCGTGGGCACAGAAGGCGGCTCCCTCTCTTGAGCGGTACAAGGAGATCGCCCAACGCATTGGGGAACTGAAGAACAAAGAAATCGGCGAGATTCGCAAGCTTCCCGATGGAAACAGAGTTCTCTACCTGAACCGTGGCGGACTTAAGGCTCTCTACCACGGTTTGATGGGTGGACCGCCGCCGAAGAATTACGGCCTCAGCGGACTCTCGCTCGATGTTTCAGACATCAAGGCGATCACAAACAATCTCGCGTTGCTGAAGCCACTGCTCCACGGCGAACTGACGCAGATGATGCTCAGGGGCATGGACAAGAATGGCCTGACAATCTCTATGATGCCGAGGAAGGGAGAGAGTCTGAGTGAGGCGCTCGCCACATTGCGCGAGGAATTGAACCATGGCTGGCAAAGGCGATTCGCGGACGCAGCAGGAAACCATCTTTCTCCGGAACACTTTGCGAATTTGAACGTCGCGATGCCGAAGACGATGAGCGATTATCTCGGCACCAACTATCCAGAGATCAAGAACGACGGAAGTGAAGTGATGAACCGCAGGCGTGTCCTTGAAGCGTCTTCCAAGATGCTTTCTGAGTCCCCAAGAAGTTTGGGCTTGACGGACGACGAGTGGGCCGCATATCTCTTTCAGTATTTCCACGCTGTCGAAGCAGAGCACGGAGACAAGGCGCTCAACGAGCTTCTCCACATCACCGCATTAGCAAAGGAAGTGAAAAATGTCTACTTCTCGACCACAGACCGATTCCCCGGAGTCCAAGAAAATGCGAGAGGCATGGGAGGCGTACAAAAAGGACGGCCTCAAGGGGCTGAGGGAACTGGCCCGCCAGCGCAACGCGGAGGAGCGGAAGGAGTCGGCCTAGAAAAGGTCAAGCGCGAAGCTGAGGCTCTGCAACCTGCCGCTGCGAGGACGGATACTCCCGAATTCAAGACGTGGTTCAAAGAATCGAAGGTGACCGACGAAAGTGGGAAGCCTAAGCCCGTGTTCCACTCCGGATGGTTCGACGAAAAAGAGGACCCCGTTCCGGACATCGGAGAAAACGGATTTCATTTTGGAACACGAGATGCGGCTCAGTCGAGGAACGGCGGGAAGCTTGTCGATGACTTTATCCGTGAGGGCAAGGTCGAACAATACGAAAACGAAGACGGAAAGATGGTATGGGGATGGTCGTCGGGGAGTGAGGAATCTTACGACTTTGACGAAGAGGGGTTTGAAACGGAGGCTGCAGCGAGACGCGATCTTGAGCAACGCGCAACCGAGCAAGAAGTTGACGAAGATATGCCTCTCACGGAAGCATATCTTTCAATTCAAAATCCAAAACGCGTAAAGGATCAGGAAGACGATTGGGCTCCTGCTGTTGCGAAAGCAAAGCGCGAAGGCTATGACGGCATTGTTTATCGGAACGAGTTTGAAGACAAAGGCACCGACTCGTATATCGCCTTTTACCCCGAGCAGATAAAATCTGTAAAAAATGAGGGCGCACACGATCCTTCGAACCCCAACATCCTCAAGAGCGTGAAGAGGGCGGCGGAGAAGCTGAAGCCGCCAACAGACCTGTCACAGAAGGCGACGGAGTGGGCAACGAAGCATATGCACGATTCGACGCCTGCGGCTAACAAGGAATTCGGCAAGTTCTACGCTGAGAAGTTTCCCGATGGCGAAACTCCGATGGGAAGGGCGTGGATGAAGTTCCACGGCTTTGGCTCGGTGAAACCCGGACAACAGTTTGGACAATAGGTGGTAAATTGAAGCCATGCTGATTCAGATTCTCGACGAACTTTGGCTGGACATCTGGGCGGTAACCGCCATCAAGAAAATCGACGAAAAAAGCTGTGCGTTGTGGCTTACCGGTCAATCCGGGGAGGAGGGGCTCGTGTTGGACTATCCAGCAGAGGAAGTTGCTCAAGCGATCAACGACGAACGCGAGAAAGATGGCGAAGAGCCGGAAGAAGAGAAGAACGCGGAGCCGGAAGAGGACGACGAGGAAGAGTGAGCTATAGTAGGGCCAGCGGTGTTTGAGCACCGGCCTTGCGGCCCAATCGTCGAAGGAGGACGATATGCCAGCCCATAGTTTCACATTAGCACCAAATCTTTGTATTTGCCGCGATCCAAACTGCGACGTTCCGCTAGGCTATTGCCACTGCGGATGCGGAATAAGGACGGCTGTCGCGCGACAATCCAGCACAAAACGTGGGCATGTAAATGGAATGCCCAAAATGTGGATCAGTGGTCACTCGCAAGCACACAAGCGAATCGATTTCAATGACGCAAAACCCTTCAAAATTGATGGCGTATATTGCAAGTTGATTGGCCTAACCTTCGGCATGTATGCAGTCGTATGCGAACGTGACCATAAATGGCTAACAAGGTGGAGGTGGCAGGCCGCTTGGAGCAGCGCGGATGAGTGTTTCTACGCGATCAGAACCCACCGTGAAAAATGGAAAAAGCAGGAAACAATTAGGATGCACAGGTTCATCCTTGGACTCACTCGGAAAGATTTGCGAGTTGTCGATCATGAAAATGGGAATACGCTCGATAATCGGCGCAGGATTAGAGGGCGCGGAAATCTTAGAATCGTTACGCATCGTCAGAGCAAGCTCAATTGCGGGGTACGCAAGGATTGCGTGAGCGGTTTCAAAGGTGTCGGCGTAGACAAACATACTGGACGATTCAGAGCCCGCATTACAATTCACGGCAAACTTACCTCTTTAGGGCATTTTGAGACTCCAGAAGCGGCTCATCGGGCCTACTGTAAAGCGTCGAGGGTTTACCACGGCGAGTACGGGAGAACAGAATGAGCGCCGGGACGGACGAACTCCTTACCGCTTTCGAGGAGTGCCGCCGCAAAGCCTTCTGGATGCGAGAGTGGGAATCTACGAAGCTCACCGCGACCCAGATGCTCCAGATCGGCGTCCGTACCGGTCTGACGGAGCCAACGAAGAAAGATTGGGGTCTGGCGGCTGGTGAGGCGCTCTACTCATTGGGTGCCAACCATGGACTGGTGAGCAAACAATTAAACATTCACGACGAAATCGTCCATCTCTCAGCCATAGCCGAAGCCGTGGCCACCGTCCTGCGCAAAGATGCCCCGTGGAAGCCGCCTGAGACGGTCGAGATAGGAAACGGCCACGCGTGGTCATCGGACGTGCTCCTAGACCCCTCTGGAGCCCGTCTACGCCGTATCGTTTTCGCTTCCTCATGGAACGATGACCGGCATTATAGCCTTTGCCGGTCTTGGGGCAGTCTCGGAAGCGTCTGCGTCCATAATCTCCCGCTTCAGATAGGCGTGGTTCTTTTAGGGGCGCACAAAGATGGAAAATTCCATAGCTGCTGGTCCAAAGCCTACAGTCATCCCGTGAACAGGCAGATAAGATTTAGAAGGAGAAACAACGTAAGCGAAGGCTTCAAAAGCACTTGGGGACAAATTTGGCGTGAGGATCATGGCGAGTTTAGCACCCAAGATTGGTTGCAAGCCATGCTTGACGACTCAGTTTTACAGGACGCGCTCCTTGTAGTTGATCTTCCTGTCCCAGAAAAGGTGGCGCGACAAAGAATCCTCGATCTCGCCGCGCGAAGGCTGGATGAAATATGGGCTACGAAGGAACTTCCGGATCAACAGCTATCGACCTGTGATTGGCCCCAACCGTGCGGTTTTCGCTCAAATTGCCACTCGGGGAACCAGCCCAGCGGGCGCTACGGCTTTGTGCCCGTGTCCAGTTTATCCACCTCTGGATAGCTCCCTTTGGCCTTCTCAAGCGCGGCGAACATCAAGCGCCAATAGGTGACTCCAGCTTCAAGCATTTTACGCGCCTCTTCCTCACTAAGTTCGCGCGGCGGCGCTCGCGCAGGTCTCCATTCTGATCCCGGTAGAACGAAATATCGACACGAACCTCGTCTTCGCTCATAAAACCCTGTCTTTTATGTCGCGCAGCCAGAAAAGTTGCTTGACGGAGCAGTTGCCGAAAGCCTCAACCTTCGCCATCATGTCTTTCTCGTTGGGGCGAATCTCGGATTCAAAGCCTTCGAGCATCTCGATGATTCGATTGGCCTCATCCAGACGTTCATCTGGCGTCAAGGTGCATTCGCTCAGGTCGTGATAGCTCATCGCCAACCATCCTTTGTCTGCCTCTGCGGCTCATCGCTCGGAACGTAGTCGAGGTCCATGGCTCCGCCGACCGCCGTGTTCGGGACCAGCGGCACGGGCGGGCCTGAAATTCCCGGAATGGGCACGGCGTTGGTCCGGTAGAGCGCCTGATCGATTCCGTCTGGCGGCAGCGGCACCGGCTCGGAGATGGGCTGTGGCTGGGCGAATTGCGCGCCATCCGGAGGTGGGAAGCCCTGCGTGGGGCCGACGAGAGCTTGGGGATGCACCGTGCCGCCTAGCGCCCGGATTACTTGGACGAGCGAAGGAATCTCGACGTTGAGCATCGCCACACGCTGCATGGCTTCAGCCCGCTCTTTGAGGGCCATCGCGAGGCGCTTCTCCGCGTAGTTGTGCGCCTTGCCGAACTCTTTTGGCTGTGTTTTGCGCGGCTTTTTGGGGGTTACTATCGGTGCTGGTTCCTGCTCTGGTGCTGGGGCCGGTGGATCAGCTTGCGCTTGCTCAGCTTTGACCTTAGCCCATCGCGCTTTTCCGGCTTCTCTGGCTATTTCCTTGCGCCGCTCGGGAGTGAGATTCGCATTGCGTGCCTTGCCGCCTTCGCTGCCCATGTTTTCCCTCGTGCTTGCCATTCTTGCACTATGCTTGCAAAAGTGCAAGCGCCCCGTTATCGATCAAGCGCTCCATTAAAAGGTTTGTCGAACCTTTCCTTTCCGGGAGGCCCTCCGTGCTTCTGCTCGTAATAGAACCCGTAGAGTGGAAAGGTCACGCCGTTGATGAAATTTAACTTTGGATCGCTCTTGATCGTCTGTGATGGTTCGTGCTTGACTGGGAGGCCCGTGTCGATGCACTCCCAGCCCGCGAGTCTCAGGCGGCGATATGTATCGTTATCGCTGAAGTATTGCGGAAGGTTCGTGTCCCATCCGCCGATGTCTTCGAAGGCGTTCACGTTGAACGCGGCGAGAGCATCGTAATTTGTGAAGAGCACTCCCCACTTCGTGCCTTCGGCGGTCAGCTTTCGTGCCTGAGATATCAGCGCCATCACTGAACCCGGACCGGCCTCTGCGTCCGAGTGCATGAATACGCAGATTTTTGCGTCCGTATCTCGCGTGATCTTGAGGATCAGATTCATCGTCTGCGAAAACGTGTATGGAACGACAGGTCTGAAGGTCTGAGACTCGAAGTTATCCCATGGATATTTTTGATCTCCCACCGAGTTGTCGATGATGGCGAGGTACTGCTTCACGTCTGCCAGCGATTCGACGGCGTTGTGGAGCAAGTCGGGACGGTTTACAAACGGCACAAAAACGCGGTAGTCGCTCATGCTTCCTCCGTGGTCCAAATGGTTTCAACCAGCCTAAAGTTTGGAATCAGTTCGTCGACGGCTTGCTTCACCCCAGCCCACTCGTTTCCATAATCGTGGCCGCACAGGATTCCACCATGGCTCAACAGTTGTCGCCACGCAAGAATGTCCGCCTTCACGTCCTGATATTCATGCGAAGCATCGATAAAGATCATATCGAAGTCAACGACGCACTCCGTAAGGACCGCACACGCTCTCAGTGATGCCATTGGAACTGGAAGGATGTTGTTTAAGCCTTGAGTATTGCGAAGAAAATCAGGCAATACCTGCACGCTCAGTTCGCTCCTGTGATCCATGCTTCCAGTCCAGCTATCGACAGCGTAGACGACACCTTTCGTGTTCTCAGCCAGAGCTATCGTGCTGCGTCCTTCCCAGCTTCCAATTTCGAGGATGGTACGGCGTCGACTCGCAGCCTCGGCCAAGTAAGACAGTTCCCCTTCGCTCATCCAACCGGGCGTCGCCAAAGCTCGCGCGATATTCATTTCAGTCTCTCTTTCAGTGCTGCTAGAAATCGTTGAATCGTTCGGTCGTCTACATCCATCGCCTGCACCCAGAGCCAGCGATTTTCGTCGCGCCCCCAAGTCTCACCGCTCGTGTCTATGGGATGCCGTTGCTCCCACTCTTTACGCGACTTTGTAAAGTAATGATTGAGCCGGAGGATGGAAGAGCGCGGTGGTGCCTCTCTGTCGAGCAGAGGCGTTCCATCTTCGTTGATGGTTCCACCGCTGGTCTGAAAATGGTGTTCACTGCCAAGCGTTGAGAGGGCAGCATCGTCCAGTCTGACGATGCTTTTGTACATGCGGTTGTACGGAAGACTTTCGTTCGGCCTCCAAGTAAATCGCTCGATCACTGGAGCGTCTTCCCATTCCTGCTTCCCGCTCGATCCGAACATCATCCAGTGGACCCCAACAGCGCCGCACGTTTGCGGCAAAGTAGCGAGCGCTTCGGTAACAGTCTCGTAGCGGGGCGAGAAAAGAAATTCATCGCTGTCGATTAAGGCAAGCCATCCCTTTTGCCCTTTGATTCTGTCGATGCAGTCTTGATTCGCATCGATCTGGGCGTTCCTGCCCCCGCTATGATGACACCTATACGGCCACTCTTTCACATCAACGATGCGTCGCTCGACATACGGATGAAGAACTTCCCTCCAGCCATCTTCCGGCGTGCTGGTTCCCTGATGGTAGAGATAAAATCTCCCTACACCCATTAGCAGATGAAATTCGATCCACTCGCGAAGATAGAGCGCATCGTTGCGAAACATGCTAGATACGGTAAGATTCATTATCTTCCCCAAACTAACGCCGTGTGCGGCAACTGTCTGTCGTCGAGGATGCCAAACCTGAATCCTGTAACCGCAGCGTGATAGCGCTCCCAGTCGTGTACGAGAACGCTTGCTCTTCTTGGTTGCCGGGACGAGATGTACTTCAGCGTTTCAATACGCCGTTCGGCTTTGTCGGAATTGTCGACGAAAATCAAATCAAAATTCTCTAAATCAAAGTCGTCGAGAAATGGTTCGATGGGCTCTGGATGGATATGAATTTTGTGCCGCGCGTCCTCTGACTGCTGAATCCATCCACGGTCGCTTTCGACTGAGACTAAGGTATCAAGAAAGGGAAACAGGGCTGAGTTGAGGAATGTTGGCGTAGAGTATCTCCCCATACCAAGTTCCAAAACCCTCGTCGCCCAGCCGCAGGTTCTCAGCAGCGGGAGGTGAGAAGCCCAATTGTTACAGGCCGTCTGCTTCCACGCTTCCGAAGCTTCCGTCATGCTCACGATTACCAATTTGTCCACTCCTTTCGCCTCGTGGCGTTATAGAAATCCCGCTCTGGATTAGGTCCCGGACCTTCGTACCAAGGAAGGTGCTCGAACTGATATGGCGGAGCCAATCTGCAACCTTGGAGCCCATTATCCCAAGCGCGCGGCATCGTTCCCTCCTCATACATCGAGAAAGTTGTATCGAGATTGGCCTCAAACCCTCCATCTACAGGACGCTGCCACCATTGCTGCTCCCAAGCGATAACCCTATTTTTAGCATCGTAACAGTCGGGAAGGTTGTCGATACGAAGTGACGGCCCGACCGTACTGTATCCCCTGTCCATCATTAGGCTCATACGCTCAAGGAGGTCTCTGGGACAGTTCGCGCAGGGAACAACATCTGGGTCCGTGACGATGAACCTTCTTGCTGCTTGATGAAAGCCAAGTTCCCAAAACGCATAAGGCCCAAGATTCTTCTCGCAACGGACTATGGGAAAATGCGCGGCCTCGTAATACCTAAGCAGCGGCTCCCATGTCGATGCATTGTCGATGACAGTGAAGGGAACATCAGCCTCGATGAGCCAATCAACAAGACGGCTAAACCCTCGATTTAGGTTATTGAAATTGGTGATCCACACACTCATTTCACCGCGTCCCGAAACCACTTCTCCCACGCAACCCAATTGTTCTTCCACTCGTAGCGCGGATCGAGATGCGTTCGCTTTCCGATCCATTCGTTCGCCTTCGCCGCCCAATTTTCTGCGTTGTAAACAGGGCGCTTGGTGCCAAATGATCCCGCATGGTAAAACGCTGCACTTCCCGAACCGTCAACCATCGGATCGACTTGCATTTCCTTTGGGACAAAATCCGCTGCGCCAGCGTAAGAGCCAGTGATCACGGGAGTGCCGCAGGCGAGACTTTCGGCTAACGGGAGTCCAAAACCCTCGGGTCCGATTCCGAGCATGAGGTCGCAGGCGGATAGTGCTTCTGCCATTTTTTGATCGGTAATTTGGCCCAAGCTGATTATCGTTTTGTCGATCATCCCGTAGTCGCACAATAGCGCTGGTATACTCCAAAATCGCTCGAATGCATCTGTGTGCGCCCAAAGGCGGACCTTGCGATTTCTGGCAAGTATCGCCGCCGTTTCGATACCCAACGCCCAATTTTTGCGATCCTGATTTGTGGCGACTATGGAAATCAGGCATTCATCTTCCGTGATGGGGCCGTGATCCTCCATAATCTGCTGCCCGCCCGTGATCTGGAAGAACATGTGACGGCAAAGAGCGCGGTTTCTCTCGTAAAAGACATCGCCATCAAAGCCGTGTGGCAAATTTGTCAGATGACGCTCAGCCGCTTGCTTATCGCCGATGGTTCTGCATAGGACGCCTTCACCAAACGGACCGTAGGCCAGCAGACGGTCGAAGCCCAGCGCCGTCCGCATAAGGGGAAACGAGAGCCTGTCGTTCGGGCCTGAGCCGTCTATTGGCACGTACCCAAAGAGCTTGAACGGACGTTTGACGAGCCACTGGCGCAATTCCGGATTCTTGAGCACGGCGGCTTCAGAGTATTTTGGCTGCGCAATCCAATCTAAGCGCGATAGGTCCCAAATAGTGCAGATGATACCCGGTTCGTTCCCAGCAAAATCCTCCCAGACTTCAGGAAGTGTTGGGATGGCCCACTCCTGCATTCCCTCGATCACATAATTTACGAAACCGAATCTGCGGGAGCCCGGTCCGCCGTGGCCTAAGACTCCGACTCTGTAGACATCCGTCAAATGCTCGTGCGCCCTTGTCGTGAGGTCTCGGCATATCCTGCCGAGGCCACTCGACGATGACGGACTATCGGAAATAAAGAGGAGCGGCGTGGGTTGCTCAGCCATGCGCTTGAAGATAGTTTGGATGCTGTTCACTGTCAAGTGAATAAAAGATCGCAATTGACACAAAAACTGCTTTGTGAAACAGTATCGTCCATGAGACTAGGAACTGTTCTTCGCAAGTGGCGAGCGATGGAAGAGAAAAGTGTACGCGAGGTAGCCAAGGAAATCGGCACCTCCTCAGCCACTCTCAACCGCATCGAGCACGACAAACCGTGCGAGTCTGGCACGCTGGCGAAGGTACTTCTATGGCTGATAGGCAAAGAGAAAAAGTGACGGGAGGGACAAATGGACTGGAAAGCGTGGGCAAAGAAGCAGGAAGAGGACGGAACGGCTGAGGTTCACACGCCGACAGAACTTCAGTTCGCCGAGACAGGCGATGGTCCTTGGGCGCTGTACATCTACGGGCGCGCCGGATTCCATACCGGGAAAGTCTGGTTCCGCAAAGGACCAATGAAGTACCCTGACGAGGAAATCACCGCCACCGAAGCCAAGGAGCGCGTGGAGAAGGCCATTGGTGACGGGCGCGAAGTTCGCATCTGCAACGGCGGCGACATGCTCGTCTTCCACTCCGAGCGCGGTGTGGTGCTCTATCCAGACAGCGCCGAGGAGTTCTGGAAGGCGGTAGGCGTGTGATGAGGCTGTTCGATCCGTTTCAGTACGTCCCTACTGACCGTCGAGGCACTCCTCCAGAGCAAGCCTTCGACAATATGGTCGAATCGTATGCGTACAGCGTGCAGGGAAAGAGGGGTGATGGGCGTCCTCCGCTCCGAATGGGGGTTTCGGCTATTCCAGTCGAAGACGCTAGGCGTCTGTTCGTCCATTACGTTTCGTACTGGGAGGGATTCTATCGCAACGTGAGCCAAGCTCTGAACGATCACATGTCGATCTGCACGAGCCCGCCTCCGATCTTCGCGGAAATGAGAAAGGGCGATATGCGTAGCCTGTTCTCTCAAGGATACGTGGTGAACGCGGATCGCCGGAGCGGGAAGACACAAGCACTCTTCGACGAGGCCGACGAGGTTTCACGGGCAACATCCAGCAGGATTGCCATCGTAGCACCGCGCAAAGATTACATCATGGCCGAAGCAGTGAAGAGACGCTTGGAGCACGCGACGCCGGGACAATTCAACAGGCTGGAGTTCATTGGTGAGGATGAACTACATAAGCTGGATGGGCTGAGTCGAGATGTGATGGTGGACGAATGGTGGCATCTTTCCGAACGGACGCGTGAAACACTCGCGGACAGATTCAACATCATGGCGGCGGTTGGGACATTGCCGCATGGCGCGCGGATACCAATCACATCTCGCGCACTGCGGGACGAAGACGGCTACTACGGCAGGAAGCCGGACACCTACAACCCGTTAGCGATGGCACGGGTCGAAAGAGAGGATAGGTACTAAATGACATGCAGCAAGTAGAGGATCAAGAGCAGGACCAAGATGGTGCCGATTCCAATGCCAGCGCCGCCGCCCGGACCCCACTGTGTATTACCCCAGTAGCCGCCGCCGAAACCGAAAATCAACACCAACACGATAACGAGGATAAGCATTTCGAACCTCCTAGCTGAAGTTTTCTTTTATCCACGCTGTGACGCGTTCGAGAATAGTCGGATCGTGAACAATGACTTCGACGACCGGCGCGGGGTTTTGAACAATGATTTTTGTGACCGCTGTGTTTTTCTTTGTGGCTACAGGTTTCTTGACAACGATCTTGGGCTTCTTCGTCTTTGGCACATCATCCTCCTATGAGGTTAGTGACCGATGTGAAGCGGCAGGATTCCGTTGAACAGGATGGAGGCCACGAAGAACGCAAATGCAGCCCAACCGAGGCTCCAGCGCTGCGGAGGGTTCGGAACACCGAGCGCCGCAAGGATCGCTAAAACTAAAGCGAAAACGAGCAGGATCGTTGACATAGTTCACCTCAAGCCGATTATATGCTAAGATTGCGATGGATGGCTGTTCACTACTGAACATTTTGAGCACATGGCGGCGCAGTGTTTCCAGAAGCCCGATTCGAATCCCCCCATCTGCGGGGTTCACAACGTTCGGCTTGTTCCAAGTGATGTGCCTTTCGATGGGAAGAAGATCGCCTGTCTGCGTTGTCCAGTGAGCCGATTCGTGGTGGACGAAGAAAAACGTTGACAACCCACCAATTCCATGGAATGATGGTTTCGCTATGAAGACAGTGTGCCTCAGTTCGCTCTCCTCGTATAGCTCATTACTGAGCGGTGGCGGGGGTTCGTGAACTGAGTCCAAAGTGGAATTCAGTCAGCGGCCTCCGAGAAATCGGGGGCTTTTTAGTTTGTGCCCGTGTACGCCAAATGGCAGAGCGCGACTTCTTAAAAAGGTCGGGATGGGGTTTCGAGTACCCCTGCGGGCACCATGGATCGGTGGCGAAGTGTTAAACGCGGCAAGCTGCAACCTTGCTAATCGCTGGTTAAAATCCGGCCCGGTCCTCCAAGTTTCACGCGCGAGTAGGCAAACAGGCAAAGCCGCCAGATCGAGGGTCTGGTGTTTGGGGATTCGATTTCCCCCTCGCGCACCACGGGCAGGTACGCAAATTTGGCAAAGCGGCAGTCTTCAGACGGCTGTGATTTTGTGGATTCGAATTCCACTCTGCCCACCAAAGATTTGAACCATGATGGTATAATTGAACCATCATGAAGTACACAAAGGAAATTCTCGAACAGGCCGTGAAAGAAAGTTTTTCAATGGCAGACGTATTGAGAAAATGCGGAGCACCAAATCTGGCTGGTGGAACATCTCACCATGTTTCGAAGAGGATTAAGGAATATGGGATCAGCACAAGCCACTTCATCGGAAAGCGTTGGCATTTAGGAAAGCCCAGTTTGAATCGAAGGGAAGCCGATTCATATTTGGTTTACCATGCAGACCTGAAAAGGCAGAGAGCAAAGGTGCTTGTGCGTTCGCTGCTCGACATTGGACGGCCATATAAGTGTTATGTTTGTGGGCTTCGCGAGTGGCGTGGAAAGAAACTGATTCTTGAGATAGAACACAAGGATGGAAACTTCCAAAACGATGTAGAGGAAAACCTAGAGTTTATTTGCCCCAATTGTCATTCCCAAACTCTTACATTTTCTCGCAGAAAGGATTCGAAGCAATTCCTCCCACCTAAGCTCAGGCCAAAGAGGCAAGGGAGAGAGGTCAGGCACCCGTCTTCGGACGGTTACTGGAGAACAAGGGACAAGCCGCGTTTGAGAAAAGTGGACCGACCGAGCCCTGTAGAATTGCAATCCTTATTGCAAACGTTGCCGATGATAAAGATTGGTGAAAAATTCGGAGTCTCTGACAACGCTGTTAGGAAGTGGATTCGGCGATATGGCATGGAGATGCCCAAGGTTTTCGGCAGGAGTCGTGGCAATAAGGATGTGCGCGTGTAGCAAAACGGAAAAGCGCCGGTTTTAGGCACCGGAGGGGTAACACCCATTGCGAGTTCGAGTCTCGCCACGCGCACCAAGTTTGCGGATGTGAAGGGAAACGGAATACCTCTGAAGCTCAAACCTTCAGGCTTATCGGTTCGAGGCCGATCATCCGCACCAAGTTTTACGGAGCGCGGGCAGGATGGTAATGCAACGGCTTGCTAAGCCGCACAACCGCGAGGTTGACAGTGTTCGATTCACTGGCGCTCCGCCATATTTTTACGGAAGGGTGAGCGGAACGGTATCGCCCCCGGCTGGAAACCGGGTCACGTGAAAGCGTGTGCAGGTTCGACTCCTGTCCCTTCCGCCAGTTTTGGAAGCGTTGGGCATTTGGCAGGCCCACCCCGTTCGAAGCGGGACACACCTTCGGGTGTTGAGCGTTCGACTCGCTCCGCTTCCGCCAAGTTTTGGATGGTTGGCAGAGTCTGGTTGATCGCGCTGGCCTTGAGTACCAGTAGACCGAAGGGTCTCGGGGGTTCGAATCCCTCACCATCCGCCAGTTTGTAAGGGGGAGATTGACAGGTCGTGCAACAACGGTGAAGCAGTACCAGACTCCCCCTTTGGCGGCATCATGAGGCCGTCCTGAACGGAAGTTTACCACGTGCGTTGGCTGGAGAGACGGTGGACTCTACCAGACTGTAAATCTGGATCATCTTCGATGACGCTGCAGGTTCAAATCCTGCCCAACGCACCAGAATTTCTGCGCTATACTCTGGCACATGCGAACGTATCGGTTTCAGACGACGTGGTCCCCGATGGACGATGACGATCTCCAGAATAACTTCGTGAGAATGAGGAAGAAATACTGGATAAAGCGTGGCCTTTGGATTCCAGAGAACGTGAAAACAGTTTTCCGGCACATACGTGACACAACTGTGTGGCAGAACCATCCGTGTGGCCAACTTGATACTCTTCGAAGAGGCTACAAGATAGTTGTCTCTCCACCATTGGCGTTCATCTACTGTGTTGCGCATATTACCCTCCTGCATGAAATGGCGCACCTTTATCGAATTGCGAACTTCAACGATCACAGTCACGGAGATGGGTTCAAGAAGGAGATCGACCGCCTCTATGCCGCAGATGCATTTAGAAAGCTAATTTGATTTATGCTACACTCCTGTCATTCCGTGGCAACACGGAAATACTTACGCAGGAGAAAATCAATGAACCCCATCAGCTTCCGTAACTCGAAGATCGTTTACTATGGCCCCCACACATGCGAAAATTGCGGCGTTTTCATCGTCAAGATGGGAACAGAGTGGGGCGGAAACGCGTTCACCAACCCAGAAGGTCCGATCTACCCAAACACAGAGTGGTTCCCACACGTTTGCGATCAGCAGTTAGTTCGCCAGCGCAAGGGCATGTCTGCGGCCAGCCGGGTCAGAGATGATTTCCCACTTGCACATGCGATCATGCTCAACAACGTCGGTCATGTGATTCTCGGGGAACCATGCAACCCACAACATAAGCACGCCCTTGTTGTGAGTGAAAATAAGCACTACTATGACACGGAAGATGCGGCATGGGTTGGTGCTTTGAATCGGATTCTCAATGACTGGCCGACGTCGCACATCGATCTGAGTATGTACGGGGTCCACACTCGATTGACAGATGATCTGGCTACCCTGCCACAGTGCCCGTCAGAGTAATTCTTGCACGCGCGCAGGTTCCGTGGTACTGTAAATAGCGCGTGGTGGAGAAGCGGTCTATCTCGCCAGCCTCATAAGCTGGAGATCGAGGGTTCGAATCCCTCCCTCGCAACCATTTTTTGCGGGCGTATCCTAACGGTCAGGTACTGCACTGTCTATGCAGTTCAAGCGGGTTCAACTCCCGTCGCTCGCGCCATCTTGTCCTGTTCGTCTAGTCTGGCCAAGGACGTGACCCTCTCAAGGTCAAAACGGCGGTTCAAATCCGCTACGGGACGCCAAGCTGTGGGGTAGTAGAAGGTGTCTGGAATCTTTCACCTGACTTTCACTCAGGAGTTCGCGGGTTCGAATCCCGTCTGCCCCACCATATATGAACGGTGACTCCTCAATTTGCAACAAATGTGGTAAGTCTGAGCCAGAGGTCACATTTGCGCTGCGCCTCGTAGGCGGGAGACAGTATCCGAAATATATTTGTCGAAGCTGTGATACTAAACGTAAACAAATTTGGCGGCGGTCGCGTGGAAGAACAGAAACGATAAGGTTGTCAGCGATGATTCGCCAAAGGCGCGAAAGAACAGATCGAGAGCAGATACCGCGTGTGATAGTCGTTGACTGTCGGCGATCAGATAAGAAAAAAGGATTTGTTTGTGACCTCACGATTGAGTTCGTGAAAGAATCCATAAAAGATGGTTGCTCTTATTGTGGGGAGATAAGAATACGCGTCGGCTTAGATCGCATCGACAATGCGTTGGGCCACTCTCAGAATAACGTCGTAGCGTGCTGTGGGCGCTGTAATTATCTCCGGAGAGATATGCCCTATGCGGCATGGATGATGCTGGTTCCACAGGTGAGAAAAATCCGAGAATCTGGGGCTTTTGGAGACTGGGATGGGTTCGGCAGATATCGAAAGGGAAAAAATAATCTGTAAAACCTCTTGACAAATTCTGCGCTTTCCTTCACTATGCTGAATATGACGTAGATCGATTCCAAGACGTACTTTTACCTCTTCGTTCGGCAAGACCTCCCCATCGCTGCACAGATCGTGCAGACGAACCACGCGACATTTGATATGGCTTACACGCTCACCCAGAGCGCCGATCCTTCTACGCCTTCCATCGTGCTCATAGGCGTTCCCGACAAAAAAGCGCTTCACAAGGTAATCCAGAAGCTCAAGCTGAATCGCATCGAGTTCTCGGAGTTCCACGAGAGCGATGACGATCTGGGACTCACTGCGGTCGCGACGATTCCTCTCGACGAGGATCAGCGCGCGGTGCTCCAGAACTACAAGCTTTGGAACGAAAACAATTTGACATACGCGCCTAGCTCAGTGGTCAGAGCGCCGTTGCAGTCTGACGGAGGTCCGAGGTTCGAATCCTTGGGCGCGTACCAACGGGCGGATAGCTCGACTATGCAGGAGGTGTGAATCCTCCGCCGCCCGGAACGTAGTTCTTTGTGTTGAGGTCGGGAACGTCTTTAAGGTCAACCGAGACGAACCGTTCTTCGAACCGCGTGTCGAACAACGTCAGGCTGAACTTGTAGGTGGACTTTTTGTCTTCCCGGAGCTTCTTGATGTAGGTGTTGAAGCCGCCGATGGTGTCGTCGACACAACTTCCCATTGAGCCAGATTTGTCGAGAACAAAGTTAATCAGAACGCTTCCGCGATTTTCTTTGCCCTTTGGCTTTGATTCTTTTTTGGTTTTCTTTGTGGACTTGGCCATGGATTTCTCCTCGCGAGATCGTCGCGGCTGTGGTTGAAATGTTTTCTGGGACCGTGTACGTCATAGTCGCGCTGACCCCGAGAGATTCAGTGATACTCCTGCCCGGTTCACGGCGGCGATTGTAAACGTCATTGAGGTAGGACGGCGACACGCCCAATGTCTGGGCAAAGTCCTTCTGGCTTTTCTCGCCCTGAAGCGTCTTCATGATTTCGAGGAGGCCATCGATGTTCGTCACCGTGTGCATAAATTCGAGAATACGCGGATTTGCGTATTTGTCAAGAAGGACACCGCAGATGAAGAATTTATTGACTACCGGCCCGCGAGGCGCTACCGTTCTGGTATGGCAAGTACCGCCTTTCAGCCGATCATCGACCTTGTCAAGGGCTGGTCTGACAAGTTGCAGGGCGCTGAGGATTTCATCAATAAGCTTCCGGTTCCCGGAAAATCCTCCACCATGAAAACCAGCAGGGGCAAGCCCCCCCTCGCGACCTCGTGGTACTACTACGGCAAGCAACAGCCGCCGCGCCCCGGCGAGCAGAAGGCCGTGGCCCGCAAGCGCATCCCAAAAAAGTGATAAACCGATGAAGTGATTAAAGGTACTTTAGATTACATTCATCGCAATGCCATGTGGTTGATGGGCTTTTGCAGGCGACACACAGCCCTTTCATCCGAATGGCGCGAGTTCGCTCGCTTGTTCGTTTGGCGTTAGCTTCGCGACAGAGATCGCATCTACATCTGTGATAGGTATAGGTCGTGGTGACACCATGTATTGGCTTTGGTTTTACTCGTGGAGGCAAGGATGCCCGCGAGAGAGCATCACAAGAGAAGCCAAGCAATCCGGCTATTTGCCTCACCGTTTTCCCGTCATTTCGCAGCGATTCTATTTCAAGGATGTTGGCTCGAATCTTCTCTGAATTAGATTGACGAGCGGAAGATGAACCGACAATCTGGCGCACATATTCTCTTGTAAAACCGTATTTATTCCCAATTTTTTGCAGTGTCCAACCATCCCTACGGAGGACTTTCATTTCCTCTCTGCGCGGATCGGCAGGTTTGGGTGGTATGGAGGCCCCAAGATCGTAGAATCCTGCCAACTCTCTGTTTAATCCCGGCCCATTATCAACGTGCCACTTGCTGTGACAAAATAAGCAAAGCCAACGCACATCTAGTGGTCTTGCATAATCGTCGTGGTGGGCGACAAGCCGTCGCTGTGCCCCACATTCTTCGCATAAGAGCGCGATTGTAATGCTTCCACGCTCAACCGCTGCTTTGACGAGTAGGTGAACGCGGGCCATTTTTTTCAAAAACCTCTTGACAGTTTTCCTGATTGATTATATCGTGGAAAACGTGAGAACCCGATTCCATAACGCAGCGACACAGCCGACGCAACCAGCCGGTAATAGCGGCGGTGCGGACTAGGGGTCTCAGACAGATTTTTTCCTAACACAGATGGAAAAACTTGAGACCCCCAGAACCGAAAGGAACTGGGGGTTCTCGTTTGTGGGGATGTTCAAGGGTAGCTCAATGGTAGAGCCCACGGCTGTTAACCGTGTCGTTGTGGGTCCGACTCCCACCCCTTGAGCCAGTTTAGAAGTTGGCTCTTCGTTCAATGGTTGAGGACCTTCGCCTCTGGAGCGAATGATCTGGGTTCGAGTCCCGGAGAGCCAGCCAAGTTTGAGTTGTTCCCGGTTCGTTCAGTGGCAGGACGTGGGCCTTTGGAACCCAACACGGGAGTTCGATTCTCCCACCGGGTGCCACGCGGGGTTGATGTAGCGGTAGCATCGAAGTGTGCCACACTTTGCGCATCGGTTCGAACCCGATACCCCGCTCCACTTTGGAGGAAGAAGAATGAAGATCGATTTGAACGCCGACATGCAGCATGTTTTCGCACGGTTGGCGAAAGGATTTCGAGCACCGTTAGTTGAGTCGGCACAACACGACCCTCGTAACGTCGAAGCCCCGGTTCGATTCCGGGACGGTGCTCCACAGATTGACGAGAGGTAGAAGAAAGGGGATTCCATGGCACTCATACGGAGAGCGGTACTACAACTTAACGCGTCGTATGAGCCGCTGAGAATCGTCAGCGCGCGAAAGGCGCTCACGCTCATAACCAAGGGCGTTGCCGTGGTGGAGGTGCCAACCAGCATCCAAGTCCACAAGGGAATCTACCTTCCTTCCGTCATCCGTTTGCGGCACTACAGGAACGTCCCGCACCGGATGCAGCAGGTTTCGAGGAAGAACATTTTCATTCGCGACGGTTTCAGGTGCATGTACTGCGGCGCGAAGAAGAACAACGGGGCAGAGCTTGAACTGGAGCACGTGATCCCGAGAAGCAGAGGTGGTAAGCAGTCATGGGACAACCTTGTTGCTGCCTGTTCCCCGTGCAATAGACGTAAGAACAACCGGACGCCGGAAGAGGCTGGAATGAAGTTGATCCATAGGCCGCTGCCCGCGAATATCTTTACAAGCCGCTTCATTTTGAAACAGCTTGGCAGAGAAGTTGAGGAATGGGGAAAGTTCCTTTTTTCTGATTCCGAAGGCGAAACGAGGTTACAATTTAGGTAAAAGATGCGCAAACTCGTCGGCAAAATTTACTTAATTCGTAATCTCGCGAACGGCAAGGGGTACGTCGGCCAGACCACGAAACAAACTGTGTGGATAAGGTTCAACCAGCACAAATACGAGGTCAAGCGCGGAAGCAATCTGCCCATACATAGGGCGATGAGAAAGTGGGGAGTTGAAAACTTCACAGTTATCGAAGTCGCCTCGTGTGATCCACTTTTGCTCGACGATCTCGAAAAGCACTTCATCAAATTCTACAAAACCTACATCACAAGCGGTCGCGGCTATAACAGGACGGCAGGAGGGTACAGCGGATTCAACAGAGACGGAATCAGGATTCTTACAGAAAAGGGAAGCTCGACACTTTCAGATGTCCATAAGGGAAACTCTTATGCCAAGGGGCACAAAGTATCGGAAGAAGGAAGAGCGAGAATGGCCGAGGCTGCTAGAAATAGAGGACCGGTAACGCGCTCGCCAGAGTTGAGGGCCAGAATCTCGGCCACCTTGAAAGGACACCCTGTTGCAGAGGAATCGAGAGCGAAGATGTCAGCGTCGCACAAGGGGGTAAAAGTCGGCTACCGGAAACGCAGGCCGATGTCGGATGAGCACAAGGCGAAGATTTCCGCGAGTATGCGTGGAAAGAGGAAAACTCCGGAGTCCATAGCCAAGAGACTTGCGACTTGTGCTTTGCTTAACACGGGTGACACAAGATACCAGTTTGTTAACTAACATAAATGTTCGTTATCGTCTCCAAATTTTGCTATACTCGGGAGATGAAAAACGAAGAAAGGCGAAAAGCTGCTCGGAGGCGGTGGTACTACAGGAACAGGAAATCCAAGAAGGTGTTGAAGTCGCGAATTCCTGACGTACCGCTGCTTTCTGTTGAGGAACGTAAGACTATTAGCAGGGCGAATGCTGTGGTTGCGCTGGCGAAAGCTCATGCTAAAGCAAAAATCAAATCGGATCAGATACAACGTAAGAGAGAAGAGCGTCGATGCGTAATTTGCGGCGGTCCTGTTCTCGTTAAGAATCTGAAAGCAAAATCGTGCTCGGTGAGATGCGCGAAGATCGCCAGACGAAAAAGAAGAGAGAATTGGGAAAAGGCTTGCGCGTACTGCGGTTCCACATGTTCTGGTCAGAACAAGTATTGCGACGACTGCAACAAAAGCCAAATCTACAAGATGGCTCAGTCTACTGAAGATGTAAGCGATTCAAAGGCTGTCAAGCGTCTGGTGCTTCGGAGAAGAGGACACAGATGCGAAGGATGCGGTTTAGATCAGTGGATGGGAAAAGCCATCCCGCTTGAACTTCACCATGTGGACGGGGATTCAGAGAATAACAAAGATGAGAACCTGCAACTTCTCTGTCCTAATTGCCACGCTTTGACTCCAACGTTTCGTAATCGAAACAAAAGGAAGGCGAGCGAAAGAAGAAGAAAGATAAGAAAGACGAGAGAGTTTGCCGAAGTAGCTCAAGAGGAAGTAGCGGCGGTTTTGTGAACCGCTGATGGGATTTCGAGTATCCCCTTCGGCCCCAAGCTCACTGGGACACGCGGAATCTCCCGCTTACGGGCGGGAGGGTGCTACCAAGCTATAACGTGTCCCGGTAGCGCGATTCATGGCGGTGTTGGCAGAGCGGTCTATTGCGCGTGTCTGTGGCACACGTATTACATCGGTTCGAATCCGATACGCCGCCCCAAAGTTTTACGGGCCTATAGCTCATTTAGGAGAGCGCCGCACTTGCAATGCGGAGGCGGTCGGGGCGGAGCCGACTAGGTCCACCAAGTTTGACTGGTGCCTCACCTGTAACGACGTAAGGGTGAAGGCGTCACGGGTCGCACGTCGCAAGGTAGAGGCCCGCTAAGTTTTTAGGAGAAATATGCGTCAATTCATAAAGCGATCCGAGCGCGGTTTTTCTCAGCGAAGACATGAGGGAGATTTGCGTAGGAGAAAGCAGTTCGCAAGCAAGATCGCGGATTGTTTCTTTGCTGAGAGTCCTTTCCAGCGGATGCTCATGAGGTGTGGACGCGCTCGGAAGCTGATGCAGGCATATCGCGCGAAGAAGATGATTCGCAGGCCGAGCAACTTTCGGCAGGATGTTTGGCAAGAGTTTTGTCGATTGAGCTAGTGCAGTCATAGCGTCCGCCTGAAGAGCGGAAGAACTCGGGGCAGCACCGGGAGTCGACACCATCGGGGAGGGGCGCGGTCAGGTAGCGCTTCGGTCTCGGGTACCGAAGGTCATGGGTTCGAATCCCATCTCCCCGACCATTTTGGAAGTCACACGGGTGTAGCGAAGTCTGGAAACGCACCTGCTTTGGGAGCAGGGGATCGGGGGTTCAAATCCCTCCACCCGTACCATTTTGAATGAGGGCCTATAGCGTAGTTGGATGACGCGGCAGACTACGAATCTGTTATACGGGGGTTCGAATCCCTCTAGGCCCTCCATAAAAAGCGCAGAATTTGCTTGACGCGTTTTTGGAACCGTTGTAAGGTTAGAGACGTTGCGTTTTTGAGATTGAGTTTTCGCTGACTGTTTGGCTTACATGCGCCTCAAAGCGAGGCATTTCAATTGAGATGAAACGAACCGGGTGCGATTCCCGGATGTCCCGAAAGGGTTGCCTGACGACTACAGCGGAGAAAAAAATTGGCTTGACTGATTTGCATACATGCTTTGAGAGCAGGAACACCATGCAGATCGACTACAAGCCATAAAGTTTGTGCTGACTGACTTGCTTACATGTCCTTTGGAGACCGAGGTCGGAGGTTCGAATCCTTCATCCTCCACCATCAAAGAATTGACGGGGGATTAGCTCAGCGGTAGAGCGCGTAAAATAGCAGATCGACTACAGCACAATGATTTTGAATTTGGCCTGACAGAAGTGCTTACATGAAGCTCAATTGGTCGAGCATCTGACTCTTAATCAGACGGTAGTTGGTTCAAATCCAACCTGTACCACCCCGCAAGGGGTAGCACTTCGACTACAGGCCAATAAGTTGTGGCGGGTTAGTCAAAAGCTAACTTCCGGGTCGACTACAGCGGCGACGCTGACTGAGTCGGATACATGGAAAAGACGGTTGTATTTGGTTACAACAGTATGGAGGTTCGAATCCTTCACCCGCCACCATCAAGTTTTACTGGGGGACCTAAGAGGTTCCGGAACGACTACAGCGATACTGCTGACTGATTCGGATACATGTCTTTTTGGCGCAAGCCAATCTCGGCTCGTAACCGAGTCCCCCAGCCAAGTTTGGGTTGACTGAAGTGGATACATGACTTTGTTCCGGGGGAAACTCCGGCCCCCTCCACCACCTTATTCGGCTTCATCAATATGGGGGGCGCGAGCCGCAAGGCTCCGCAAAATCTAAACCATATCGACTACAACCCAAAAGTTCCTTCCGGGAGGGGAACCATGGCAAGTGGCGACCGTTTCTATCAGCTTGAGTTGCGTCATCGCCCTGCTCTCATGGGCGACGTAGGCTCCCTCCTCAAAATCGAAGGTATCGTGGTCGGCGGCGAAGGTGCGCAGGCGATCTTCATGCTCCCCGGCTATGTGCTGTGGGGAGATGGAGAATGGCCGGATGGCGCTGACGTTAAAACCCTGACCGCCGAGCAGTGGTCTGACTGGCTCCAGAGATCGGACAACCCCGAGATACTGGTGAACGGATCGCTTGAGAAGGCGTTCCACCGCAAGCTCCGCTACGACATCTCTGGCACCGTCCAGCAGAAGGTGTGGGTCGCTGACGGCTGCAAGTGTCTTTATTGTAAGCAGCCTATGGGCCGGGTGCAACTCACAGTGGACCACTTCTGGCCTTTAGAGCAGGGTGGTGTCAATGATCCGTCTGGATACCTTTCAGCGTGCCGCCGCTGCAATAAGGATAAAGGTGCCATGGACCCGCGTGACTGGTGCGCTCTCAAGGGTCTTGACTATGATTTCTATGTCGAGTATTTGAAAGAGAGAAAACTTCCATGAGTCGCATGAACGATGCGGTGACAAAGCTGAGCATGGCCGACTATGTAAGTTATCTTGGAAGAACTTCTGGGCAATCTCTTTATGGCCGCATTGAGAAAAATATCAGCCACGAGCCAATGAGTGGTTGTTGGCTTTGGATCGGCTCATCGGACGATAAGGGCTATGCACATATCGGAGCGACGTTACAGGATGGCGGAAGAATAGTAATTCGTGTCCACCGTTTCATGTACGTCAAAAAGCATGGGCCACTCGAATTTGGTCAGGTTGTGAGGCATAAGTGCGATGTACGATGCTGTGTTAACCCAGACCATCTAATTGTTGGGACTCAACTTGATAATATCCGCGATATGATTCAACGCGGACGCCAGAGGGCCGGAAAAGGTGAGCGACATGCACTATCGGTTTTAACTGAGGAGCGTGTACAAGCAATTCGTAGCCTCGCCGAACAGTGCAATTTTTCGTTCATGAAGTTAGCTCGGATATTTGAGGTTGACCCGGCAACAATACGTCGCGTGGTTGATCGTGAATCATGGCAGCATGTGGAATAGGAGAAATAGGAAAATGACAGAATCTGGTTTAACGAAGCAAAGAATTTATGCCGAATTGGCACGCAGCCCTCACGGGAAGCTGAGCGACTACATCCCCATCGGCAAGCAAGCCATCGAGCAGGAAGGCGAGTTCTATCAGCATCTCGTGGCATGGACGTTTAAGAATTCACAGGTTCGCGATGCGAAGATCGCGCTGCCGGTTCTTGGTCTGGCATACGAAAGCGATTTTGAGCTTCTCGACAACAGCATCGCGCACCTCGCGCTGCTCGGCCCGCGTGAGATGCGCAAGGCGTTCGACTTCGTGCGCGAGATGCGCCCGAAGGGAAAGATGTCGCGGATGGATCGGATGATCCGCGCCTACCTCCGCCAGAAGGAAGGGGAGAAGGGCTGGGATCACCTTGCCATCCAGCACCGCAAGGTGCTCAAGGCGCTCTACGCTCTTTCTCGCACCGGTCCGGGCAACCGCCACGTCGCGGCTGTGATCTCCGGCCAGTGGAAGGAGAGCATCAACGGCTCGATGGTCGTGACCAAGCTGGCGTTGCCAAAGGGATCGATCTTTGAGGCCGTGGCCAACCTGAAGAGCATGTCTCCTGTTGAGGCGGCTGGCGCGATCTTGAGGTTCAGGATTCCGTTCCTTATCGCCATGGGCGCGCTCGGGGAGAAGGCCAAGGACACTGATCTTGTTCTTGCTCTGATCGAACGCATGTCGCCGACCGAGTTGACGACGAACGTGAAGATGCTGGAGAAGCTGGGCATGAAGAACAACCCAGCGCTTCGCGGTGCGTTCGAGAAGGCGATGGAGAAGGCTGCGAAGTCGAAGAAGAACACGCTGAAGACGACTCAGGCCGTCGACGCCGTCGAGGACGAGGGGCTGAAGGAGAAGCTCCGTGGGCTCCAGAAGCAGCAGATCGCTGCGGCTGGCGGACCGGAGGGCAACTGGCTTGTGCTTGCCGACAAGAGCGGAAGCATGAGGGTGGCCATCGAGGTCGCACGGCAGGTTTCGGCACAGCTTGCTCAGTTCGTCAAGGGCAAGGTGTGGCTGGTGTTCTTCGACGTTGTCCCGATGACGGTGGACGTGACCGGGCTTTCGCTCGATCAAATCCAGAAGGCAACGCGGCACATTCGCGCAGACGGAGGCACTTCCATCGGATGCGGTTTGAACCGGATGCTGGAGGAGAAGATCGAGGTCGACGGCATCGCCGTTGTTTCAGACGGCGGCGAGAACACGGCTCCGTTCTTCCACAACGTCTACAAGAAGTATTCGGAGTTCGTGGGCAAGGAAGTGCCGGTCTACTTCTACAGCACGAGCGGCGACAACAACACGTTCAGCGGCTACCTGAACAACGCAGGGATCGAGTCGCAGATGTTTGACCTTCGTGGAAGCCAGATCGATTACTATTCCCTGCCGAACCTCGTTCAGTCAATGCGTTCGAATCGCTATAGTTTGGTGGACGAGATTCTGACAACTCCGCTCTTGTCGCTCAGCGACGTGCTCAAGATCGGTGAACTGGTTGGTGCGTAATGCCGAAGAAGATTCCAATGAAGAGGAAGAACATCTTTGTCAACCCCGGTATGGAGAAGACGGAAAGGAGGAAGCCTATGCTTCAGGAATTCAAGAACTTCAATGTGGACGCTGCATCCATCGACGAGCTTGTTGCGTTGTCGGCGTTTGGCAAGCAGCTTCGCGGTGAGTTCGAGGCCCAGAAGGTTGCGGTACCCGAGTACGTTTCGGACAACCTGAACACCCTCGCTCGCGAGATCGACTCGCGCATGGCCGACCGCCGTGCAACGCGTATCCGTGAGTTGAAGTCGCAGCGCGACAGTCTCAAGACTGCGCAGGAGAAGCGCGATTCCATCGACAAGGAACTGGCCGCACTTGGCGAGCCTGTCGGCGCGTAACATTTTCTTGGTTGCCACACTTGGCAGTGGGCACGGTGCGAGCCGTGCCCTTTTTTTGTCTACCTTTTTTTCTGCCAGTAGCCGTACACGCACCGCGTCCCATCGCGGGACGGATCGTAGGTGTCGCGGTTGACGCCGTCGATCACTGCGGTCCAGTGCTTGCTGACCGAGACGACCAGCCGCCCCATTGGTAGCTCGCCGTCCCTGAGATGCACCTTGCATCCTTGGCCGATGAGCATCGTGGCCGTCCACTCGAAGCCGAGGTCATGCATGTAGTCGAGGAACCATAGCCGCTTCACGCTGACCCCGTTGCGTGCGCTGGCGCTCCGCTTCTTCGAGCGCTTGGTTATCCTCTGGCTCCCCATCCCCTCAGCCAAGGCCGCGTAGACCTTGGCGTATGGCTTGCCGCTCGCGATGGCAACGGCTCGGGCAACGCAGTCGCCTGCGTCACCCTTGAAGCCTGCCGCCGCACGCCCACCATCATCGTAGACGTACTTCACTTGCGCCCTCCCTTCTTCGCGCGCATGAATCCGGGAAGCTCGCCGCGATCCTTGCGCTCCTGAGCTACGCGCTTCGACGCCTTGGAGCGTCTCCGGGCTGTGAGCGCATCACGCTGTGAGGCGATCAGCGATGCAACCTTCGGAGGGAGGCATACGCGAACGAGCCCATTCTCGTCCGCGACCTCGATGAAGATGTGATCGCCCTGATCTTCGTGGCGGCACGTCTCGACAATGTAGGTTTCTGACTTGCCGGTGATCGATTGCACATTTTTGATGGTGGATGGTTTGGTGAACATCGCCACGTCGTGTAGACCGCCGCGAATCCTGTCGTACTTGCTGATTTGGTCATCCATGTTTTTCTTTCCTCCTATATCTATTTTCTCATTGACCATTCTCAAACATGCATGAATACAGGCGATTCACCACTTCTAGCGTTCGTAAGTAACTGACAGTACGATGTGAAAATAAAATACTTGACAAGAATTTCCAATTTTTGCACTTGCGCTCTAACTCTGCACCGTGCGACCCTGATTCGGGAGGAGCCACCATGAGCGACAATTTCCAGTGTCCGCGCCGATCTGAGAGTCACATCGGAACGTCTCCAGTGTTCGCCCGCGACAATGACTACGACCCCTCGGATGACACTTGCCAGTACTGCGGCTCGCTCAATCCTGATACCCTGATCGCGCGGCTTGAGGCTGGGGATGTGCTGTTGGGATCGACGGACAAAAACTACAAAGTCTACGTCGAGAACAACGGTGGCGCTCCGTTCAAGCAGAGCTTCCGGGATTGCCCGAAAGACAAGAAGATGACTGGATTCGGAGGCAACGAATACTTCGTGAGCAGTTGCGATGGCGGTCCCGATGCGTGTACTCACTGGGTGACGCGTGAAACGTCAGAGACGAAATTTTATTTCCCGCATTTGAGCGACGAGCAGAGGACGCGATTCATCGAGTTGTTCAACGAGAAGCGGATCAAGTTCTCTGGAGGTTACGGCTTCTACGTCATGCCGTTCTTCTGCCGCGCCGCCCCCGCAACCCAAAAGTCAGACTCTTGACGACTCTCCGACCTAAAGGACGGAGATTCTAGAGCCCTCGCGGGCTCCATTGGCTAAAACAGCCTGCTCAGACTACGCATAGCGTTACTCCGCTTACGTTAGCGTCTGATAGCTCTGCCCGAGCTAATATGTTTACTGCCCCGTTCCTGTCCGCGTGGTCCGTGTGTCCACAGGAGACGCAGAGGAATAGCTCCTGAGTCTTCCTGTTGTCTTTGGATACATGATCGCACTTGGCACAGGTCTGGGATGTGTACTTTGGGTCTACGGCAACGAACATCCTACCGGCCCATTCTGCCTTGTAGGATAGTTGCCTAAACCATTCTGCCCAACTCACGTCTAGAACATGTTTGGCAAGGTTGCCCTTGGACATGCCAGAGACGTTTAAATCTTCTACCGCGATAGCATCGTACTTCTGAATCACTGCTGTCGATAGTTTATGGAGGAAGTTCGCGCGCTTGTTGGCAACACGTTGGTGGACTTTCTTTAGCAGGATAACTGCCTTGCGCCTACGATTAGATCCCTTCTTGCGCCGAGCAACTTTCCGCTGTGCTCTGCGGAGTTCTGCTTGAGCGTTCTGGTAGATTCGAGGGTTTGGAATCGCCGTACCATCAGAGAATGTGGCGAACGACGCGATGCCTACGTCTATGCCTACCGGCAATCCAGTGGACGGCAACGGCACGGGCTCGAACTCAAATGTGATCGTCGCGTACCATCCATCTGCTTCGCGTTTGATTGTACACAGCTTGAGCACAGCATCATTCGGGAGCGGACGAGACAACCGCACCTTGACGTTCCCGATCTTGGAGAGCGATAGTTGATTTCCCTGGAGAGACCAGCCCGTATTATTGAACGCGAAGGAGTTGAAACGATCCCTGCCTTTGAACCGAGGGAATCCAGGAGCACCGCCAAGTTTGCAGCGACGAAAGAAGTTCTGATAGGCAACGTCGAGCTTCTTTAGAACGTTCTGTAGCACCTGGGAATGGACTGTTTTGTACTCGGGGACGGCTTCCTTGATTGCAGGCAACTGCTTATCCTGATCGAATCTGCCAACACGTTGGTGGAGTTTATAGGCCCCGATGCGCTCTTGCAGGGCATCGTTGTATAAAGATCGGCACAGAAACAAGGTCTGGTCCAGCGCCACACGCTGTGCCTTGTTGGGAACTAGCCGATATTTGTGAGTCTTGACTGACATGATGTCTCCACTATACACTTGGTCTATGAGTGATGCAAGCGAAATCCGACACGGCAGACACTGTGTTTTCCAGATTCATGTTCATTTGGTCTTTGTGACCAAGTACAGGCGCAAAGTCTTTGACAAAAGTGCCATTGACAGTTTGCGAACTATATTCAAGAACGTTGCCACAGACTTTGAAGCCGATCTAGTCGAGATGGACGGGGAGCAAGATCACGTTCATCTTTTGGTCAACTACCCACCAAAGCACTCTGTATCTGCTATGGTCAACAGTCTCAAAGGCGTCTCCAGTCGCCTGCTCAGACTCGAACGTCCCGATATCCAGAAGCGCTATTGGAAAGGCGTCCTCTGGTCTCCAAGCTACTTTGCTGCATCATGCGGAGGAGCACCGTTAGGTATCATCAAGCAATACATAGAGCAACAGAACACTCCAGAATCCGCGTAGCCGCCTTTCGTATCAACCCCTAAAGGGGCTGAACTCTTGACGACCAGCTATCCATCCCCGAGCTGAAGCACGGGGCTTTTCGCTGAACTCAGGTAATTTTTTACTTGCAAAGAATCCGAAACAGGTGTAGGCTGAATTTCGTGCAGATAAGGTCCAAATCCGTGAGAACCTCCATGACCGGGACCAAGCGGGTCATTTGGGGAGTTGTGCGCGAGGGTTGGGACGACTAATCTGCAATCAGATTCGAGTCCACAGACCCTCGGCTCAGGCCGGGGGTTTTTGTTGTTTGACAATACGGGGGCGTAAGCTTAGCGGCTAAACTGTCGGATTCCAAACCCGAACTCGCAGGTTCGAGTCCTGCCGCCCCCGCCATATTTGCCGCGTACCCGAGATGGGACGACGCTCTCATAAGGCGTTCGGAGTAAGGGTTCGCTTCCCTCGCGCGGCACCAAGTGTTGTTGGGGGATAGCATCGGCTGTGCGGCGGAGCCTTATAAACTCTGGAGAGCGCCAGATTAGCGCAACGGCACGGTTCAACTCCGTGATCCCCTACCATCCCGACGTAGCTCAAATGGGCAGAGCAACCGGCTCTTAACCGGAAGGTTGGAGGATCGTGGCCTCTCGTCGGGACCAAGTTACGGGATGCAAGCTTTAATGCTGAAGCAACCGGCTTTTAACCGGAAGAACGGGGATGGTTACCCCGGCATCCCACCATGAGCCTATCGTCTAACGCATAAGACGCCGGTCTTCTAAACCGAGAATCTGAGTTGAACTCTCAGTGGGCTCTCCATCAACTCGTGGTGAAAATGGAGATCACGGAAACCTCCTAAGTTTCAGTTCTGGATTCGAGTTCCAGCGGGTTGACCAAAGTTTTGCAGGCGTGGTGAAACGGAAATCACAGAGGTCTCCGGAACCTCAATTCGCAGTTCAAATCTGCGCGCTTGCACCATGGGGGATTAGTTCAACGGAAGAACACCTGTCTTACAAGCAGGCTACGAGGGCTCGACTCCTTCATCCCCCACCAAATTTTGGGCCGGATAGGTTAACGAGAAAACCTCTTGCTCGGTAAGCAAGAATTGTCGGGGCAGTTCCGACTCTGGCCTCCATTTTGTACCTGTCGTCCAACGGTAGGACGCACGCCCGATTAGCGTGTCATCGCGGTTCAAATCCGTGCAGGTACACCAAATTTAGCGGCGCTTTTTGCGTTGGTGTGGACACCCACCGTAAAACTGTTTGGCTGCGTTGCAATTGTGACATAGAACTTGGAATATCGGAGGAAAGTTGTTTGCGATCAGCCAATAATACAATTGGGTGCCGTGTCCTACTTCGCGTCGATGTTTTCTACCATTTCCGTTGATGTGGTCGAGGGCTAAAAACTCGATAGTATCTTCGCCGCAGCACGCACACTTCGGGTGATTACCTCCGTAAGCTACAAGGCACTGGAGCCGTTTGCCTTGATTTCGCGCCTTGTGGAGAGTTGAAAGGCGAGCCTTGTTGCGCTCTCTGTATTCTTTTGAGTAGCCACTCATATATTCTGAGTGACACAACTTACATCTCCCATCTGGAACGCGCATTCCATGCGACGTGCGCGTTGGGAAAGAAGTAATACGTTTACGGGATTTGCACTGGTTGCAAACTTTTGTTTTCATGCTAAGATTCCCAATGGGGGAGAGATGATTAGCAGCAAGGATTGGAGGTACCTGAAATATATTTTAGCCCATAAGCGATTTGTTTTCCAAGCTGGTCTAAAATTTAGGGTACCAATTTGGAGACTGATAATCCACGACTACTCCAAATTTTTCCCCGTCGAGTGGATCGCGTATCGGGAATTCTTTTACGGCGAGCGGACACAGGTGGTCAAGGATGCGTTCAGGATAGCGTGGCTGCACCACATCCACCTGAACAAGCACCACTGGAACCACTGGGTGTATTCGGACGAGAGCAGCACACCGGTTCTGGAAATGCCAGAGATTTATCTTCGGGAGATGCTGGCCGATTGGTGGGGAGCCGGACGCGCGATCTTCGGAGTCTGGCGCGCGGATCAGTGGTACGAAGAAAAGCGAGATGTGATCGTGCTTCACCCAAAGACGCAGGCCGAGGTGGAGAGGCGATTGACGAGTGTAAAGTTTTAGTGGGGCTGGTATCGGGTAGAATGGGCTCACGGGAGGTGACCGATGGGCATGTTTTACGTGAATGCAGAAACCACGCTGCTGGATGATGAGTTCTTGATCGAGGCCGACGATTTTGTAAGCGCGACGATGAAGGCACTCGATTTCTTACGCGAGTTAGACAACAGAGTGGCGAAGCACCTCGGTGAGCCGGTCGCTGATTCGAAGATCATCACGCTC